TCAGGTGCACCGACAGCACGCCATTTCCGCTGCGAGGCGCGAGCGCAGATCGCGGTAGCTGCGGGCAATGGCCGCCTGCCGGTCGGCATCGGTCGCCGTGCCGGTGATCTGCGCCAGTTCCTCACGCGCCTGCGCCAGGGCATCGGCCAGTTCCCGTTCGGCCTGCGCGGCTTTGCGGGCATTGGCCTGCTCGATGTCGCTGCGCCGATTGTTGAGCACGATCAGCTCGGCTTCCGCCTTGGCGACCTCCGCTTTAGGGAAGGTCTGAACAACCCGCTCTGCCGCCCGGATTGCGGCATCGTGGCGCCGGCCTGGCGTCGCTTTCGAGCCGGATTTCGCCCGTGCAGGGCGGTTTTTGGCGGGTTTCCCCGCCTTACGGACGCACTGCTCCCGTCGTCGGCAACAAACGCCGGCGCGCCATCCACAGGTTCGACAGCGCGAACAGCGTCAGCACCTGCGCCGCGTTCTTCGCCAGGCCGCGGTAGCGCACCTTCGTGTAGCCGAACTGGCGCTTGATCACCCGGAACGGGTGCTCCACCTTCGCCCGCAGACTGGCCTTGTAGCGCTCCCACCGCTCGGCGTAGCGCCGCTCGCGCTCGTTCTTCATCGCACGCAGCTTCGACGGCTTCTCCGCGATCAGGAATCCGGCGTCCACGTCCTGCAGCTCCTCGCGCTTCTCGGCACCCGTGTAGCCGCTGTCGCCGCACACCGTGTCTTCCCGGCCGTGCAGCAGCTTGTACACCTGCGTCACGTCGGCCACGTTCGCCGCCGTGCATTCCACGTGGTGCACCAGACCGGACGCGTCATCCACGCCGATGTGCGCCTTCATCCCGAAGAACCACTGGTTGCCCTTCTTGGTCTGGTGCATCGCCGGATCGCGCTCGCCCGCCTTGTTCTTGGTCGAGCTCGGCGCACTGATGATCGTGGCATCCACGATCGTGCCACTGCGCAGGCTCAGGCCCTTGCGCTGAAGATGGGCGTTGACCTGCTCGAAGAGCTTCTCGGCCAGCCCGTGCGTCTCCAACAGCCGGCGGAAGTTGAGGATCGTCGTCTCGTCCGGGATGTCGGCAAGCCCGCCCAACTGCGCGAAGCGGCGCATCACCGGCGTGTCGTACAAGGCTTCTTCCATCGCCGGGTCGCTGAGCGCATACCACTGCTGCAGGAAGTGGATGCGCAGCATCGTCGCCAACGGATAGGGCTGGCGACCGGGACGGCCCATCTTCGGGTAGTGCGGCTCGATCAGACCCAGCAGCGCCTGCCACGGCACCACCTGCTCCATCTCCGCCAAAAACACCTCGCGCCGCGTGCGCTTGCGGCTCCCCAGACCCTCGGCATCACCGAACGACAGCTGCATCGCACTCACCCCGATCACGGTGAGGCATTGTCGCGCAATCGGGCGGAGTTGTTCAGACCTTCCCTAACCAGCCCTGAGAACGCTTTGACGATCCTCCTCTTGTGGTTGCTGCTGGCGATGCGCTCAAAGTGGTTCGGAAACAGCAGGTAGAGCAGCATATGCCGAAGCTGCTTGGACTCCGCATCCTCAATGCTGTCGACAAACTCCTGGAAGAGCCAGGGGTCTGCCGCGATCACCGCCTGCCGGTCTGGCGGCAACTTCTTCCACGCGATGGCAACATCGATCAGGAACGCGATCTCGAATGGTCGACGGGTGTTGTAGCCCTGACCGCCACTACCGATCCCATTCGAGAAGGCGGCGGAGACCGGATGTGACTCCGGCAAGCTGTCGCCCGCCCATCCAAGGACCTCGTTGACGACCTGGCGCTTTCGTGCGCCGCCGACGTTCGAAGGAAACAGGAAGTAGACACAGAGGATCTCCGCCGCCAGCCGAATCACGTCCTGCCCCGCCTGGCCGATTTGATCCTTGAACTTGACGATGAAGGAGCGGTCGCCATCGTCCGGAGTGGCGACGAAGGCCTCATGAATGCGGTCCAGAATTTCTGGACGCCAGACAGACGCGCCGTCGAAAAGCAGGGAGCCGTCACGCAGGAGGCAGTTGGCGCGGAACGCATCCGCCACAGGAAAGATCTTGCTGGTGTCGTGTTCTGTGTAGCGGGCCAATGTCGTAACCCCCCCTTAAGCGGACAGGTCAAGAGTTGAACTTCTGGCCTGACCGCTCTCCCGGGAAACAATTCATATGCCGGCAAGACGCCGGTGCTCTTGAAGCGCCGCGCGGCTGGGAAACGCGAGACGACGCCCTAAGTTGAGACTCTGTCCTCTAAGCGTCTCATATTCGGTCCCATTGAGATCACTGGATACCACGATAGCCAAGGTTTCATGATCGACAGCTAGAAGACCAAGATCGAATAGCGTGTGCAAGTCAGCCCGAAGCAATAGCCCATTGGCTAAGTGGTTCGTGCCGGGCCCCTGATAAGGAACGATGTGGGCAGCTTCGAGGGCAGGCACGACAGTACAACCCGACATAGCACAACACCCATACGCTCTCAGTAACTGGTTTCGAAACTGTGCTTGACCCCGTCGAATTGCAATCTCGCGCGCAACCCGTTCGCGCCCATCTGCTATCGACGCTGGATCGAATGTCGTCGGCAATTCGACATCCACGGCGTCAACCGGAGCGGCCCCCTCCACCTCCGCTTCTGCGACAAGGTCAAGCATCGAGCGTCCCGTCGTCTGTTGAACAACAGGAGGGGGCGCACTCGGGTGATAGGTCGCCTTGTAGTTGTTGAGGTAGTCGAGGAAGCGTTGCGGTCTCATGGCGACCACATACTCGCCGTGCTGATTGCGGCCGACTGCAATCCCGTTGGCGAGAGCCTCATCAAGAAGCGCTTGACGGAATTGCTGGCTGTCTGATGCTCGGGCACTAGACGCACCGGCGGCCAACTTGCTATCGACCTTCTCGGTGACCCGGCGTGAAACGCCATATGGATTGAATGCAACGATTATTGGCTCTGGCGTGTATTCGTCGCACCAGCCTAGAACCACTGTCTCGGGGTCATCCGATGCATGAATCGTTTGGGTGCCGCTAGCGATTGCCTGAATACGGCGTTCGTCTGCTGGGCGGACAATTCCGGTTGCCCGACCGTTATCAGTAACCTGCCATGCATAGAGCTTCAACGGTCGAGGGTAGTTATCGACGCTGCCGATGCAGCCTTGATAGGTGCTTCGGCTGTCTAACCGAATCGGTACTCCTGCCGCCTGCAAAGCAGCAAGGATTTGCGGGATTGCGGTCATGCAAGCTGTTCATCCAAGTGACAACAAGCTTATATTCTAGATTGTTGCCACCATAGATTCACCCTTCCACGCCCCTCGCCTGGTGGGGCTGATCTCCGCCCCCAACCGGCTGCATGAGGCCCCCGAAGTCGACCAGGTCTGGGAGATCACGCAGCGGCCAAGAACGATGCGTCCGCCGGGCTCTTCGTCATTTCGTGTGGAACCCAACAGTCACAATGACTCCTGGTCGTCGAGCCCGGTGGGCATGTGTGCAGGCCGCTGGCCGGCCTGTGCACATGTCCACGAGGCGTGTTTGATCAGGAGGATGAGTCCATGGGCATTGCCGTAGAAGCTCTGTTCACCAGCGCGCTGGGCTTGCAGCCGCCGTGGGTCGTCGATGACGTCAGGCTCGACACCGCCAAGCGGCGTATCGACTTCGAGATCGGCTGCCACACCAGCAGGCTCGCCTGCCCGGCATGCGGTGCGGCCACGCAACCGGTGCACGACCGGCTGCGCCGATCCTGGCGGCACCTGGACTTCTTCCAGTTCGAGGCCTGGCTGCACTGCGACGTGCCGCGCGTGGCCTGCGGTGCCTGCGGCAAGACCACGCAGGTGGCCGTGCCCTGGGCGCGTCCGGGCTCGGGCTTCACCGCGGCGTTCGAAGCGCTGGCGCTGACCTTGTGCCTGGACCTGCCGGTGCGCCAGGCCGCCGAGTTGCTGCGCTGCAAGGACAAGCGGCTGTGGCGGCGCATCGAGTTCTACGTCGCGCAGGCGCGTGCGCTGGAAGACTTCTCCGGCGTGCGCACGGTGGGCATCGACGAGACCAGCCTGCGGCGCGGGCAGCACTACATCACCGTCGTGCACGACCTGGATCGCAAGCGGCTGCTGTTCGCCACCGAGGGGCGCGAGCACCGCACGGTGGTGGAGTTCGCCGAGGATCTGAGGGCCCATGGCGGCGATCCCGCCCAGGTGCGGCACGTGTGCATGGACATGAGCGCAGCCTACGCCAAGGGCGTGGCGCTGGCGTTGCCCGAGGCGCAGATCAGCTACGACCGCTTTCACGTCGTCTCGATGGCCATCGATGCGATGGACCAGGTGCGCCGCGCGGAGATGGCCACCGACGCGCAGGCGGTGCGAGCCGCGCTGGGCACTGGCCAGCGTAAGACGCTCAGGCAGCTGCTGTGGGGCATGCGGCGCAACCCCAGCAGCTGGAGCGCCCGCCAGATCCAGGCGATGCACTGGCTGCAGCGCTCGACGCTCAAGAGCGCGCGGGCGTGGCGGCTGAAGATGGCGCTGCGCGAGGTGTACGCGCGGGCCACAGCGCACAACAGCATCGAACAGGCCGCTTCCGATCTGGGGGGCTGGCTGAGCTGGGCGCGGCGCTGCCGGCTCGAGCCGTTCAAGAAGCTGGCGGCCACGCTCAAGGAGCGGTTCGACGCGGTGGTGCGCGGCATGGTCGATCACCGCAGCAACGCTTTCGTCGAGGCGATGAACGGGCTGCTGCAGCAGGCCAAGCGCGCCGCGCGCGGCTTCAGGACGAGCCAGAACTTCATCGCCATCGCCTACCTGCGCATGTCCAAGCTCAAGCACCTGCCGGCCAGTCCGTTCGCGCCAGCCATGCCGACATGACGCGAAGCGTTTCCACACAAAACGGCATAGAGCCGTCCGCCGCCCGTTGCGTTGTTGACCGAAATCACCTGCGCCCAGGACAATAATCGTCTTGACACGAGAAGAGCAACCTGATGGCTACTCCGCTAATCGATGACGCACTACGGACAGCACCGCTTCGAGAGATCTTGAATTCGCCTGCGGGTCGCGCGAGGCTTAACGCTCACGACCGAAGGCAAGCCGCGAAAGCACGCGCACCTCTGTACCGCCTGGCATGGGACTGTGCTTCCACCGCGACGGCCATCGAGAACCTGGAGCCCGAAGCAATAGCAGCGCTACTCCAGTGTGAGTTGCTCCCGAGGTTGGAAACATGGCGCCTGTTCGAATTGGCTTGCCTGCTCGATGTGGCTGCCGCATTGTCGGCCGTTACCGGCGACTCCTGCCGACTCGATATGTCGTTCGCCACGACTCGACCTGCTGCGCGTATTGGAAACCTTCAAGTATGGTGGCAACGCGCGATTGCGGCGCGCTCACGCCCATATCTTGATGAAGGGGAGCGCAAGGCGGCGGATCTCGCAAGTTCACTCGGGGTCAATGCCGGTACCGCGCGCGCCGACCTTACGGTCGAACGAGACGGGCGCGTCCTCGGCATTGTCGAGTGCAAGTGGTTTGGCAACGAGGCGTCAGCGCCCGGAGCGATTCTGGAAGCATGTGGGCAGATCGTTGGCTATGCCCGCGACGCGGCCTGGCGCCAACACGAAAGTGCCGACGACCTTTTGACGCGAAGCGTGATCGCTCTGGCGCGCCGCGGCCCTGCTCCCTTGCGACTAGGCCACGGTCCGATCGGCTGTGTTGGTCTTGACGACCTTGGTGGAGACGCGCTTTACCCTTGGGCCAGCCTGATCGCCGCTGCTTGAATGGTCTCGCTGCTGCGACCTTGCGGCACCACCGTCAGCCACGAGCGGGACCTCGCGCTCATCAACCGCAGCCGCACACGGTGTGTGGATGACGTAAGACGATGGCTTACCAGCACTCAGGCAATCTTGCGTGCCCTGGAATCTGGACATTGCCCCTTCGAGGTAGGCTGCATTCATTTCGACGCAAGCCCATCGGCGGCCTAGCGCTTCTGCCACCGCCCCGGTGACGCAAGATCCTCCGAAGGGATCAAGAACAAAGTCACCCGGATCGGTCGTCATTCTGATGAAGTACTCGGGCAACGCTGCCGGAAACCTCGCAGGGTGAATGTCTAGACCCTTATCTCTGCAGTACTCCTGATACGCGCCTGTCGATTCGGTGTTTGCGATTGCCAGCAAATTTGGGGGAACCGAGCCTCCGTTATCCTTTCCGAACTTCTCCGAAATCACGTGCCCGGATGGACGTGTCTTGGCTTGATAGCCGTTCTTGATGAGCGACTTCATTGACTCGCTGTACGGCGCGAGAACTCGTCGGTTGCTGGCTTTAGGAAATGGGGTCTTGGAGAGCCACCAGACGCAGTTCACTGCGTCTTTCGGCCGAACGCGGCGGACGTTGACCCACTCGGCGGGCGTTGGAAGTTTGGCCGGGTTCCACCAATAGTGCTCCAGGGCAAGGTGAAAGCCGTATTCCTCGCAGAGCATGATCAAGAGTTCGAAGTGGTACAGGGAGCGTGTCGGCGTTCCCGGCTTCCAAGCCCCGCCGATGTCGATGACGAGACTCCCGTCATCCCGAAGAATCTTCCTGAAGCCCTCCGCGAAAGGTCGAAACCAGTCGCAGTAGGCGTGAGCGTCCTCATTCCCGTACGATTTTTTACGGACCAAGCCGAATGGAGGCGAGGTCATGATCAGATTGACGCTATTGGGTTCCCTTCGCTCCATCCAATCCAGCGAGTCACCGTTCCACATGCTTCCCAATGCGGTGCGGTGGTATTCGGTCAGTGGACGGGGAATACGCTTCACTTGCGCCTTTGGAGTTGCAGACTGGATGTCTGCACGTGCAAGTGCCCGCAGGTAGTCACTGATGGTCTTGTATCCCAGGGTCTTCACCCGTTCTTCTAGCGCCGCCTTCTCTGCAGCGCTCATACGTATCGACGTGGTCGTTTCTCTGGGTTCTGACACAGTTGGTCGAGCCATTCCTGACTCCTCGCGTTAATGTTGTTCAGCCAGGCCGACGTAACACGAAACCCAGCCTTGTTTTCGCATTACATTATGCCTCGGCGCTCGGAGAAACGCAACGCCAATCAGGGGCTCCGCGGGGCGTTCGGCATTGGTCTGTCAACGAGCAGGCTACCCTCAGCATGTCGCCTTGCAACGAGCCCCGGCAACACCTTCCCGCCGCCGTACACCCACCGGCGAAGTTCAGCGGCGGCAGTCGTCCAATCCCGCTGGTTGACCCGCCGCCGCAGCGTCGAGGTCTGCAGCCGCCCCGCGCCGAGGTTGAACGTGAAATCCACGATGGCTGCGAGCCGGTTCTCGGGCTCCGTAGCCAGCACCGGGCAATAGCGCAGTGTGGCGGCGAGCGCCACCTTCAGATCCTGGGCGAGGTAGGCCTCGGCCTCTGCTTCGGTGATCGGCGGGTGCTTCGGATCGCAGAGGTGACCATAGCCGATCGTCGGATAGCCGGCCGGACAGATGTACGGATAGGCGCGGTTGGGATCGTGCTTGGGCACGCGGTGGAAGCCCTCAAAGCGCTTGGCCAACTCGATGGCCGCTTGCGGCACGGGGATCACGGCCGCACCCGGTCGAACACGCGGCCGAGGAACCAGAAGTTCAGCACCCCGGCCCACAGGGCCTGGTCGGCCTCGGTCCAGGCCGCCTGGATGGCGGGGATCCAGTCCGCCCCGGCCTCGATGGCACCCACGAAGGCGGCAGTCTTGGCCGCGCAGTACAGCGCCATGAACCAGTAGGTGATGACGGGCCGCACGCTGCTTGAGAGCGCATCGGCCCAGCGCGCGCCCGATCGCTGTCCCTGGGCGGCCACGGCCTCGCGCAAGGCCTCGATGGCCCCGGTATTCCACGCCGCATCTGCACTCGCGCCGATCTCGGCCATGCGGCTTGCCCCGCGCAGTTTCTCGAACTCCAAGGCCTTGTCCTGCATGGCGAGTTCGTGACTGCGCTCGCCCTTGCGGTCGAGCCACTTGAGGATCTCCGGCGCGAGGCGGAAGGCCCCGCCCAGCAGCCCACCGAGCAGGGTCTCGATCATTGGCCACCTCCCATCAGCTTCAGCTTGAGGGCGCCCCCGACCAGCAGGGCGGCGAGGATGGCGGTCGTGGCCACCTTGATGGTGGTCTGCCATGCCGTGCGGCGCGCGTCGCGCCAGGCTTCGAGCAGATCGCGCAGTTCGCGGATGTCCCTTGCTGCGTTGCCATTCTCGAGGCCGAGGTGCGCGAGCACCCGCTCGGCCCCGCGTTCGGCGGCGCGGTCGAGCAGGTCTTCGAAGTCCTCGCGGCGCAGGAGCAGCATGTTCTCGACGAGGGCGGGAGCTTGGGTCGGTTCAGTCATGGGCGGTCTCCAAAAACGACGAACCCGCCACGCGGGCGGGTTCGGGGATGACGGATCGGGGTAAGGGTTCAGACGGAAATGCCGGCGCTCCAGCCGACGGCCTTGTAGACGGCGAGCCTGTCCTCGGCGGCAATAAAGGCCAGCCAGCCGACCTTCGGGGCGTGGTACTCCCAGGCACCATTGACCCACACCGCGATCTGGTCGGTTCTGCCGGCCCAGGCGCCGGTCGCACCGGCCGGCACGATGTAGCGCTCGCCGTCCGTGGGACTGGCGGGCGGCGCGGCCGTGGTGCGGCTCGTCACCGACAGGCCCACGACGGCACCCAGGCGCTTCAGGTTCGCGTCCATGCCGGTGTGCCAGCCGGATTCGCCCAGCGTCCAGCCGTAGGCGAGGCCCAGGTTCGGATCGGTCTGTGGCATGGGTTCAACTCCTCTCAAGGTGGGTCATCGCCCGCCGGTCAGGCAGAGCGCGGCGGTGGTGTTGGTTCGGGTGCTGCCGCCAGTGGCGGCCGACGAGGGGCAGGTGCAACACGCTGCCCTGCCGGGCCACGAGGCGGGTGAGCAGCCAGTCGGTGCCGGCGTCGAGATCGGCGATGCGTGTCAGCACCGGCTCGACGGCGCTTCGGCGCATCACGATCAGGCCGTGGACGTGGCTGGCCGAGTGGGCGTGTTGCAAGGCGCTGTAGGCCAGTCGCCGCACGCCGAGGCTGTCGCCGTGCTCGTCGATCAGGGCCTCGTCGGTGTAGGCCAGCACCGCCTGCGGGTAGGCATCGAGCGCATCGGCCAGGTGCGCGAAGGCGTGGGCCTCGTAGCGGTCGTCGGGATCGACGAAGGACACGAGCGGCAAGGTCCCTCGCGCGAAGCCCGCCGCGCGGGCCCTCCCGACACACCCCGGGATGCCGGGCAGCAGGTGCAGGCGGATCGGCGCGCCGGCCAGGCTCGCCAGACACTCCTCGCGCCAGTGCCCGGGCTCGTCGAGGGTGAGCAGGTGCACGTCGATGCGCGCGCTCATCACACCCCGCCCCAGTGCTGCCCCCAGCGCAAGCCGTAGCCCGCGCGCTCGACGGTGCGCACTTGCGCCTGCCAGCTCACGAGCCCGTCGCACTCGGCCTCGATCTCGACGGTGACGCGGTCGCCCGCGACGCCGGCGTCCAGGGCGGCACTGGCCACGTCCCAGGTCCAGGTGTTGCCGGTGAGGCCGGTCTCGCTGCGCACGAGGGTGCCGTTGCGGTCTCTGATGCGCACGGTGTAGGTTGTGCCCGGCTCGGGGCCGATGTCGCCCTCGTCCTGGCGCACGAGATAGGCCGTCTGGAGAAGGCGGTCGCGGTGTGCCCAAGTCAGGATCAGGTCGCCGGCGACCACGGCCGGCTCGCGCTGGCCGTTGAGCCGGATGCGCCCGGGTGGGTACGGCCGCGCCTGGCGGCCCGCGAGCACGAGGGGCGCACCGTTGGCAGCCAGCACCGCATCCCCTTCGGCGCCGGAGGTGCGCGGGATGGCGACGACGAAGACCGACTCGCCCGGCGCGCGCTCGGTGGTCTCGGCGGCCAGCCATTCGCCCACGCCCACCAGCCGGGTGCCGGCCGCGTGGGTCTGCGGCGTGGTGTCGAGCACCCCGCGGGCGAGATCCACCGTGCCCGCGGTGGCATCGAAGGCGAGGATCGCCACCGCTTCGCGCGGGGCGCCGGCCGCATCGACCAGGTAGGCGTAGTCGCCGACCGCGAGGCGCTCGGGCTGGGCCAGCGCCGTCACGGGCACGGCCAGCGCATCGGCTTCGCTCGCCGGCAGCGCCTGGCCGAGCGTGAGCAAGGGCGCGTAGTCCTCCGGGGCCACCGCCTCGAGCTCACTGCTCGCTGCTCCCGTGGCGAGCTGCCAGTTCAACTGCCCCGTGCCGCCCGCGCAGGCCAGGGCCCCCACGTAGGTGTCCGTGTCGGTGAGGGTGGCGAGATCGGCCCGCGACAGCCGCCGCGCGAGTTCCCAGTACGGCACCTCGACCGCCAGCACCAGGGCCGGCGGCAGCGCCTCCAGCGGCGGCTCCTCGAGGCGCGGCGGGGTGGGCGTGAGCACGGTCTGGCCCATGCCGAAGACGTCCTCCACGGCCTCGATGCGCCATTCGGTGGCGCCCAGCGTGCCGGTGTCGATGCCGGTCACGCGCACCACCATGCGCTCGATGCCCAGGCGTGGCCAATGCAGCAGGAACACCTCCCCCGGCAGGGGCGGACGCTCCAGGGCGCCGGGGACGATGGTCAAGGTCATGCGCGCCAGGGGCGAGCCGAGTGCGCGCAGGTCGCGCAGCGCCAGCCGCGCGGCCAGCGGCCCGTGGTTCACGCCCGGATAGTCGCGCCGCTGGTTGATCACCCCGCCTTGCAGTTGGATCGCGGCGAGGTTCTCCACCGTGACGGTGGACTCCTTGGCCGTCGCCCAGTCGGTGTAGACCACGGTGATCTCGTTGGGCAGTTCCCCCCACTGCGCGCGCTCGAAGCGCTCCACGCGCACGATCTCGTCGGGGCCCAGCACCGGCAGCCCGTCGATCCAGTAATCGTCGCGCAGGAGCTTCAATTCGAACGTGCCTTGCTCCGGGTCGAGGTAGAGGATGCCGCCGACGTGGTCGAGCACCTGGGCGATGAAGGCCTCGATCGGCTGCTGGCGCGTCCAGACCAGGTTCAGGCCGAAGCCTTCGGCTTCGAGCGCCCAGGCCGCGTTCCAGAAGCTTGCGCCGAGGGTGGACGGCGGATAGCCCATGCCCCAGTGCGGGTCGGTGAGGCACTGCACCAGGATGTGCGCCGGGTTCATGCCGACGGTGAGATGGGTGCCGGTGTCGGCATCCCAGGCCCGCACCTCGGCGTTCCAGGGCATCCAGGGTTCGTCGTGCCAGCCCGCCGTGAAGCGTCGCACCCGCACCGCCCAGGGCTTGAGGTAGGGGTTGTTCGCGGCGAACAGGATCTTGCGCGCCACGAGCGACAGCACCCCGCGGAAGGCCGGGATCGCCGCGCCCAGGCGGCTCATCAGGTAGTCGTTGCGGTCTTGCGCGGCACTGCCTGCGAGCACGTCGAGGTCGCCCACCACGCCGCCTTCGCGTTCGTCGCCGCCGAAGAGCGTGGGCCGATCGATGCGCAGGCGCCCCAGCCCATGGCCGCTCGGCAGCGGCACGCGGCTCGCGTCGCCCCAGGCGCTGCGGTCGCCGACCTGGATCTCCTGCACCGCATCCACCGGCCCCTGGCACAGCACCAGGTGCATGCCGATCCGGTAGCGGTAGCCGACGGTCTGCTTCTTGCGGCGGCCGCCCATCAGCGCGGCTCCTCATGGCAGGCCTGCGCGACCTCGACCACGCGCCGCGCCATCGCGTCGCCGGTGGCCAGCAGCACGGAGGCGGGCAGCCCCCGGGCGAGGAAGTCACGGAAGTCCAGGCCCTGGCGTGCGAACCAGGTGCGCGTGCCGTGCACGCACAGACCGGCGGCGCGCACGTGGGCGATGGTGACGAGGACGTCGGCGCTCATTTCTTGCCGCCCTTCTTCTTGATCGGTTCGGCCTCCAGGTCGCCGTACCACACGACGTTGGCGCCGCGCAGCAGCACTGCGCCGAAGACGACTGGGATCGGTCGGCCCTCCTCGGCCGTGGGCGCGTCGAGGTCGGAGAGTTCGGCGGGTTTCGGGGTGGGCGGTTTGGGCGCGAGGGCGACGGAGACCAGCGCGGCGACGACGATGACGGCGAGGTACCACATGCAATCGATCTCCTTAGAAGACGCCCGTCGAGAACGGGTTCTTGGTGGGGATGAAGGGAAATCCGCCGTAGTTGTCGAGGTTGTTAAAGCGCGCGGCGCAGGTGGACACGCTGTGATCGCAGCCGGCCACGAGGTCGACGAGCGTCTGCGGCGCAAGCCCCACCGGGTAGAGCAGTTCCACGCCTTCGGTCGATTCGCTCACGATCATGTGGCGCGCGCCTGCCGGCGTCTGCAACCAGCCGCCGGCGAGCATGCCGGCCACCTCGGGCGGGAGGCTCGCCAGTTCCACCTGGCGGCCTTCGGAGCGGATCACTTCGGCGGTGGCCGAGATCGGCGTCGCCCCGCACGCGGCCGAATACAGCACGTGCGAGCAGGCGCGGCTGTAGAGCCGCCTGAGACCAATGCGCTTCAAGCTCACCTGGGCGGACTCGCAGCGGATGCGCGCAGAGTCATCGGCCACCTCCACCCCGAGCACGCGGCCCATCCAGCGCGTGCCGGACAGCCACCAGGCATCGTCCCAGTCGGCGCGCTGCGCCACGCGCAGCCGCACCGTGGTCGCCTCGCCGGTGAGGGTCGCCTGCAGCAGATGCCGCACGAGGGCGTGGTCGGGCGGCAGCCTCAACTCCAGCGCCGACTTGGCCGCCTCGGCCCCGAGCGCGAGCGCACTGCGCTCGAGGGGGCAGCGCTCGTAGCGCTGGCCGCCGATCTCCACGTCGAACTCGTGCGGGGTGAGGTGGAAGCGGCCGCTCGCGCCTTCGAAGGCGTAGAGCTCGACCTCGGACAAGGGCCCTTCGTTCATGCTCAGGACGGGGTGTAGGTGATGCGATCGTTGCCGCGCGGCTCGGGCAGCAGGCGCAGGGTCAGGGGCATCTCGACTGCTTCGGGCGTGTGCCAGTACAGATCGACGGCGTCGTGGTCGAGCCGGCAGCGGGCCAGACGCAGGACGCGGCTGCCGGCGGGCACCGCGGCATCGAGGCCCGAGCGCAAGACGAGCACGCCGCCGGCGTCTTGATGGAACGCGCCGGTGAGGACGGCCTGGCGCGTGCCGTCGGGGTGCAGGATCAGCGCGGCGGCCGGGCGGTGCCAGAAGGCGGCGCCGGCCTCGGCGTCCACGCGCAAATAGCCTGCATCCGCATCGGCCTCGTCCTGCACGCGCAGCACCGGGGCCAGCCCGTCGGGCAGCCAACAGGCACCGAGCCGCCCCTGGGCGCGGTACAGCCGCGCGCGCCAGCGGGCGATGTCCTCGCGCCCCGTGGCGAGATAGCGGCGCTGGAAGGTGCTCGTCGGCCACGGGTCGTCACGGCGCACCCAGGGGTCGGCGGGCGAGAGGTCCTGACGCGTGACCGCGCCATCCGCCGTATGGGTGGGGTCGTCGCGCCAGTTGCCATCGGGCCAGACGGGCAGGCCGTCGAGCCAGGGATCGTCGAGCCGCCCTTCGTCGGGCAGCGGCTCGAAGGCCACCTGCGCGGTGACGCTGCCCGCATCGAGGCCGGGCACCCACTGCGCGAACTCGGCCGGCTCCACCGCGAGGCCCTCGACCAGGGGCAGGACGGTCGCCCCTGCAGGAACCGCCCGTGCCAGCGGCTCGGTGAGCCACAGGCGCTCGGGCTCCACGTCGGCCAGTTGCAGCACCTGCCAGCAGTCCGCGGCCATCAGCAGCGCGAAGCGACGATCCGCAGGCCAGTGCAGGCCGTCTTCCTCCAGGCGCAGCTTGGCTGCGGCCGGCGCGAAGCCCGCCGCATCCACCGGCGTCACTGGAAGCAGCCGCGCGCCCCTGTCCGCCGCCGAGGTCAGCCGCACCGCGTGTTGCGGCAGCGGCCACCACGCGAGCCGGCCCAGATGGTCGGCCAGCCAGTCGGCCACCAGCGCGTCGCTCGCGCGAGCGTGGCCCACGTGGTAGGTCAGGAAGCGCCGCGGCACGCGCCGCAGGCCCTGTCTCGCCTCGTTGCCGGAGGCGAGCCGCGCCACGCCGGTCTTCCACTCCAGCCGCTCGATGAGGGGCTCGGCCCAGTCGTGGCGGAAGGCGAACACCCCGCGCTGGGCCTCGGGCCAGGGCGTCTCGCCGAAGGCCTCCATCGCTTCTGTGACCATCGCCGCCGCGGCGGTATCGCGGCGCAACACCTCGACCCAGAGGGCCGGGGCGTGCAGCGGCGGTGCGTGCTCCGCCAGCGCTTCGACCCACAGCGTCGGCAGACGAGCGCCCGGCAGCGGCTGGGCCGAGGTCTCGGCCAGCGCCGTGGCGGCCAGCGCCCCGAAGGCCGCGCGCGAGATCGCCTCGGCCCGTTGCTCGACAACGCTCACCCCCGGCGTGGGTTGGCCACCGACCTCGGCCACCACCTCAGGCAGGATCCGATCCGTCATGCCGACTCCAGCCCGAACTCGGCCGTGTTGAAGGCGCCTTCCGTCCACTGGACGTTGCCGTTCGGGTTGCGCTCGAACACCGCCGTGTGCCAGGCCAGTTGCTCTTGCAGGACGATGTCTGGCCCGACTGCGGTACTCGCGCCGCTGGCCACGAGCCCGCGCACGCGGCCGGTGCCCGCATCCGTCTTGCGCGCGAGCAGGGTCACCTGCACGCCGTGGATCGCCGGGGTGGTCATCACGGGCAGCGCCTCGACGTCGAACGTCTGGCGCAGGCCCGCCGTGGCCGCGCGCAGCGCCGTCGTCTCATCGCCGTCGCTCGCCGCAGCCCAAGCGGGCAGTCCCGCGGGCTCGACCGTCCATTGGTTCAGTGCGCCGTTCGCCTGGGCTTTGAGCGCATCCACCCGTACGTCGCCGAGGAAGGTGTTGTTGATCGTGCCCGAGGTGTCGGCGAGGTAGAGGTCGTCCACATCGACGGTGACCGGGCAGGGTTGGCCCGGCACGCTGCCTGCGAAGGCGGTGAGCAACTTCCCGCCGCCCTGGGTGGTGTTCTGCGCCGACAGGGTGATCGCGAGCACGCCGTTGAGGCGCACGTTCAACGTGCCGTTGCTCGTGCCCTGCACGACCTGCAGTTCGACGTAGTGCCACCCCCGCACGGCCGCCGTCATGACCGAGGTCGAGATCAACTGGTCCCAGCCGCTCATCCCCGATCCCGTCCGCCGGTAGAGCTTGAGCCGGCCGTCCTCACCGATGCGCACGAGGTGCGCCACCTGCGCGGTGGTGTCGCGCACGCCGAGCAACACCGGCTCCTCACCGGTGTTCTCGAACGGCGCCACGCGCAGCGCCGCACCCACGATGAGGCTGGTGCGCCCGGTCTCCAGGTTCTTGACGTAGCCGCCGCCGGCACCTGCCGGCAGGCGCAAGGCATAGGACGCGGGTCGCCGGCCCTGGATGCGCGTGGCCTGCGGCGACAGATACGCCGCCTTGCCGCGCGCGAGCCACGGATCGCCGAAGGGGTCGAGTGCCTGCGGGTCGTAGTGATCGAAACCGTCGATGAAGAGCAAGGCCATGGCTATCCCTGGAGCGCCGCGCGCACCGCACGCGCGTTGCGCCCGATGATGTTGAGGATCACCCGCTCGCCGGCGGGGGTCTGCAGGTGGTCGTGGGTGACGGCCGGGTCGATGGCGTTGACGATGCGCACGGCCTGGATGACCTGCGGCGCGGCCGGCTGCACCTGGACCTGGGGCACGAGGCCGCCTGCGGCCAGGGCCAGCCGATGGCCGTCCCACGCAGGAGGAGCCTTCATGCCGTTGATGGCATCGAGGAACGCCACGCCGACGCGCCGCACGGCGGCCGCGCGCACCACGTACTCGCCGGCGGACAGCCGCGCCGGGATGGAGTCGGAGGTACTGGTTCCAGGACCGCTGACATAGCCGCCCACAGCGAACTTCTTGATGCTGCCCATCAAGGCCATGACGGCGGCCACCATCGCCGCCATCGCGGCGATCGCCAGCCCCGGGCCCACGACCGGAATCGACGCCTGCGAGGCCGCCGCGCCAGAGCCCGCCTCGGCGGCGTTGGCGCTGACCTTGGCCGCCGTCTCGGCCTGCTTGGTGGCCACCGACTGGGCGGCGGCCGCCTGCTCGATGGCCGCTTCTTGCTGGGTGAATCCCAGCTTCATCGCGAGCATCCGCGCCTGCATCGCCACCCACTGCTGGAAGGGCTGGATGACCAGGTGCTGCAGGAAGGCGTCCGAGATGCTGCGGAAAATGTTGGAAAGCCCCTCGCGCAGCGTCTGCGCGCCGGTGACCATGCCTTGCAGGGCGTTGCCGAAGCCTTCGCCGATGCGGTTCCACAGCGGCGCGAGTTCGTCGGCGACGAGCCGCGTGCGTTCCAGCTCGTTGCGCCACGCCTGCACGCGGATCACTGCCTCCGGCCCGATGGCCGCTGCCGCCTGCTGCATCGCGGGCAGGAGGCGCTGCATCTCGGCCACCGACTGCTGTTGCAAGGCCACGATCTGCTGGCGGGCCTGGGCTTCGGTGAACAAGCCCGCCTGGGTCTGGATCTGGATCGCCTCCTGGGCGTTCCTCAGCCGCTCGGTCACCTGCCGCCAGGCGGCTTCGAGCGCGGCGAGGTTGGCCTGGGCGGCCTTCACGTCGATCAGCCGGTCGATGAGCGCGACGCCGTCGGCGTCGCTCTCGGCGGCCAGGCGCGCGCGCAAGTCGCGGTAGCTGCGCGCGATGGCCGATTTGCGGTCGGCATCGGTCGCCGTGCCGGTGAGCTGGGCGAGTTCCTCCCGGGCCTGTGCCAGTGCGTCGGCCAGTTCGCGCTCGGCCTGCGCCGCGGCTCTCGCGTTGGCCTGCTCGGTGTCGGCGCGCTTGTTGTTGAGCACGATGAGCTCGGCCTCGAGCCGCGCGACCTCGCCGCGGGCCCGCAGGCGCTCGTTCTCGTTGCCGCCACTGGCGGCCAGCTGCCGACTGCGGGCGAGTTCCTGCTGCTTGCGGGCGATCTCGGCGTCGAGCGCCTGCTGCTCGAACGCGGTCTTGCGCGCGTGGTACGCGCGCAGCGAGATCAGGCGATCCTCAAGCGATGCATCCAGCGCGGCTTGCTGGCGGCTCAGGCCATCCTTGAGCAAGGCGAGTTCGGCATCCAGCTGCGCCTTCATCAGCGCGGTCTGCGCCCCGGTGCTGTCCTGCGTGGGCTTGGGTCTGGCCAGCCGCTGCAACAGATCCGGATCGGCCTGGATGCGGGGCGCCCGGACTTCGATGGGCTTGGGGGCGAAGAGGCTGTCGCGAAACGCGGCCAGTTCGTCCAGGCGGCGCACGAGGCTGCCCTTGAGCTCGGCGATGATGGCGCGGGCCCCGGCGGTGTTGCCGCGTAGGGCCTGCACGGCGGCGGCCAGGCCGGCGCCGATCGCCTCCCCCAGGGCGACGAAGGCCTTGCCGACGGTGGCCGCGCCCAGCGCCAGGGTCTTGAGCACCAGCACCACGCCGTCGAGCACCGCGCGCAAGGCGCCGCCCTGCTTGGCCGACTCGACCATGCCGGCGGCCATGTCGTTCATCGCCGGCAGGAAGGCCTCGATCACCCGGTTGGCGATGCTGGTGGTGGCCAGCTTCACCTTGGCCAGGGCGTCGTTGAAGGCTTCGGCCTGCGCGGCGGTCTCGCCGCCGATCTGCACGCCCAGCGCCTCCATCTCGCTGGTCAAGGTCGCGATGCCCTCGCGCCCCTGGTTGAGGAAGGGGATCAGCTCGGCACCGCTCTTGCCGAAGAGTTCGACGGCCAGCGCCGACTTCTGCGCCCCATCGGGCATGGCCTTGAAGCGCTCGGCCAGATCGAGCAGCACCGCGTCGGTGGCCCGCAGCGTGCCGTCCTGGTTCTGGAAGGCCACGCCGAGCGCGGCAAAGCGCCGGGCGGACTCCTCCGAGCCCGTGGCCGCCTCGAACATCGAGGTGGCGAGCTTCTTGAGCCCGGTCTCGAAGGTCTGCGCGGCCACGCCCGAGAGTTCGGCCGCCGGCATCAGGATGGAGAGCGCCTCCACCGTGATGCCCACGCGCTGCGAGAGCTTGTTCAGCGCATCGGCCGACTCCAGCGCCGACCTGACCATCGCCCCGAGGCCCGCCGCCGACAACGCGACGCCCAGGTTGGCCAGCACGCCATTGACCCGCCGCGCGGCGTCAAGCAGGTCGCCGAGGTTGCGTTGAATCGAGCCGAAGGCCGCGCGCGTCTCGTCGACGGCGCGGATGAGGATCTGGGCGCGGGCGGTCATGGTTCTGGACGGGTGTCTGGATCAAGCCTTCGAGCCCTTGCGGGCTGGGCGGTCGATGTCCTGGCCGAGGGGTTGGGGATGTGGTGCAATGCAGCCATGTCTGAGCTGACCCTTCGCGACCTGCCTGATGTCGTGCTGAGTGCCCTGCGCCGGCGCGCGGCACGGCGCGGGCGCAGCCTCGAAGACGAGGCATGCGCGATCGTGGAAGCAGCCGTCCGAGTCGAAGAATCCCCGGCGCTGGGTTCACTCCTGATCGATGTCGGCCGAGACTTGCGGCTCACCGATGAAGAGGTGGCACTGCTTCATCAGCGGGACCGATCCCTGCCTCGTGAGGTGGCATTCGAATGAAGGTGGCGCGCGTCACTAACGAAAAGAAGAACCTCAACCGCCTGGCCGGGGAGTTTCTGGTCGCCTCGCGCCTGACCCAACGCGGCTACATGGTGACGCTGCAGTGGGGCACGACCATCGGTTACGACATCCTGGTGTTCGACAAGGTCGGCAATGTGGCCTTCCTCGAAGTGAAGTCCTCGGCGCAGTACTCCCGCCGCTGGATCCTGCAAAAGAAGTACGCCGAGCCCAACACCGAGGCGATCCCGCTGGAACGCCGCTTCATCTGTTGCGTCGATCTGGCCCATGCCCAGGGCGAGCCGAAGGTGTACGTTTTTCCCGCCGCCGTGGTGGCCAAAGGGCTGCATTACTACTTCAGCGGCAAGTTTCCATACAGCGACAGCTACCACCTCTCGCTCGACTTCAAGCCGCAAGGCCGAACCAAGGAGAACGGCGTGCAGACCGTGGGCGAGTTCATCACCGCCGAGCGCTATGTCGATGCCTATTCAACCCTCGGCATCGAGCCGGTCACTGCTTGAGAACGAACGAGTAGGCGACATGGACCAGGGCGACCCCACCCCCAAGAAGAGGCGCGCGGACGGGCAAGTCACCGGCCTGGCTGGTGAGTTCTTCGTCGCGGGCGAACTTCTGAAACGCGGTCTGCAGACTTCGATCACCTTCGGCAACGCCAAGGCCATCGACATCTTCGCGCACAGCGAGTCCTCGGGCGTGACCTACACGGTGCAGGTAAAGGCCCTCCGGCAGCGCAATTACTTCCCGATCAAACGCTCGGCGATCGAACCTCATCACGTCTACGTGTTCGTCATCCTCAACAAACCGGGCGATGCCGTGGACTACTTCATCGTCGAAGGCCAAATCCTGGCCGAAGCTGACGGCGATCTCGGTAGGTACCTCGACGATCCCAAGTTCCCCGGCATCGGTTGGCGCTCGCTGGAGCCTTTCCGGGACAACTGGCAGATCTTCAAGTAATCACATCCCTGTGGCCGAATTCCCGCTCGATCGCCCGCGCCAAGGCCGGCAAGGCGCCTTGCACGCCTGCCGCGAGATCGAACCGGCGCTTCAGATCCACCCGCCGCACCAGCACGGCGATCGGAATCTCCTGGCCGCGCTGCAGGCGCTTGACGCCGCTGCGCTCGCGCTCGGCACGCTTGAAGCGGCCAAGCTGCGCGGCGTTCTCCCGGAGGTTCTCGGCCATCAGCAGCACGCGGCCGTCCTTCTCGACGAAGAAGGCGTTGCCCGAGCGCATCAGGCCGTCGATCACGGCGTTGAAACGCTTGGGGCCGATGCGGGTGGGCAGCAGCGGGATCAGCATCCGGCCCGTCACGGTGCCGCCGTGCGTGTGGATGCCCAGCCAGGGGATTCGGCTTCCCACCCACAGCGCGGGCAGCCGTTCGGGCTTCTGGTCGAACACCTTGGCCTGCAGCGAGGCGACGAAGCTCGCGCGCCGCACCTGGAAGGCGCTGCGCATCTGGGCGCGGGCGGCCTCGCGCACCTCGCGGCCGCCTACAGCCATCCCCTTGGCCACCGCCGCCTGGATCGCCCGCCGGCGTTCCGCGCTCCAGGCGGAGAGCCGCCTCGGATCAAGCAGTCCCTCGGTGGTGAGCGTCAGTTTCATGGCTGCACGTCCTCCCACAACTCGCGCTGCAGCCGCTCGATCGCCGCCCGGTCGCCCTGGGCCGCCACCGCGTGCAAGGCCAGCCGCAAGGCGTTCTGCCTACGTTCCAGCCGACCGTGGGCGGCCAGCAACCCGCGCACTTGCGCGAGGGTGTAGCCCATCACCTCGGCGTGGCGGTGGCCGGCGGCGACGAGCCGGGCGACGGCGTCGTCCCAGCCGAGAGGATCGGCGCCAGCCGCTCGCCCGAGCGCGCGATGCTCGGTGCCACCCGCCGCACGAAAAAATCCGCGTTCACCTCGAACACGGCGCAGGCCAAGGTCACGGCCTCGTCGAGCGCCAGCCCTTCGATCCAGGCGCGCTCGCGCCGGGTGGCGAGCGTGAGCAGCTCCAGCACCTCCTCGCCGTGCCGGGCCAAGAGGTCGAGCCAATCCGGCTCGGCCGAGAGGTCGGCCGAGAGATCGGCTGCGATGGGCCGCACCGCGGCCAGCAGGCGCGGCAACTCGCCCAGGCGGATCGGCGTGAGCTCGACGGCGGTGCCGGCCACCGTGACCACCTTGGGCACGGGCGGGAAGGTCTCGAAGTCGGGCATGGTCGCGTTCCTTTACAGCAGCACCAGGCGGCCGAACTGGCCGAGTTCGCCGTCGGCGGGCTTGGAGAGGTCTGCCAGCACCTGGCCGGAGAGTTCGAACTTCAGCAGTTCGTCGGTGATGATCGAAAGCTCCTTGGCCGGGTTGATCGCCACGCGATAGAGGTCGATCACCACCTCGCGGTTGGCGTCGGCGGTGTTCAGGCCCTCGAAGCGGATCCAGCGCTCGGGCAGCGGCCGGGTGAACATCGCCGTGCTCTGCGCGGCGCCGTAGGCGTAATCCACGGTGAAGGGCTCGACATAGGGGCCGCCGGTCGTGGCGTCGAGGATCAGCACCGAGCCGTGCCTGGCGTGCACCTGGACCTGCGTCGCCGGCAGGGTCTTGGGCGGGCTGTCCGAGTCCTGGATCTGCACCGCCGAGACGTTCTGGTGCGCGAGCGGATAGAGGCTGCCCGCGGTGACCGGGTTGGGCAGCGCCTCGCCCGTGACCGTGCCCGGTGCCACCGTGGTCGAGTGGCCGTAGAGGGCGAGGGCGAGGTTGCCGCTGCTGAGCTCCTCCAGCGTGCAGGCGAACTCGCCCTTCTTGGTCTTGATGAGCTGCAGGTCGGTCAGGCGCTGGCCGGACTGCGCCTCCTGGTGTTCCAGCGTCTCCACCGACAGCGACACCTTCAGTTCCGGCACGTTGCCGACGAAGGTGAGGCCGGCGGGATTGCCTGCCGAGTCGCGCGCGCCGATGTAGACGCGTCCCTGTCCAGAAAAGTAAGCCATTGCCGTGCCTCCTCAGCGATCGGCGATGTGTCCGGACAACGCGCCGTGTCGGCGCGTTGCGGCGAAGGCTAATGCCCGCGTAGCGGGCGTTAAGCGAAGCGGCCGAAGCCAGAAGTAGGCCATGGTCAGTCTCCCGTGGAGGTTGCCGCGGCGGCGGGACCGTCACGGCGCGAGGGTTTGAGGGATGCGGCCGGCGTCGGGGAGTCCGGCGTGACGAGCCGGGCCACGCCCTGGGCGATCAGCCAGCGGGCGCTGGCCTCGGGCAGGTCCAGCCGCGCGCCTGCGGGCAGGCGCCGACCGGCGTGGGTGTGGGGTTGGAGCAGTTCGATGGGCATGGGGGTCATCCCGGGGTCGTGAGGTCGGTGAGGACGGTGCGGTAGCGGATCTCGTAGCGCGCCGGCAGCATCGCCGTGCCGGCATCGAGGTCGTCGGCGTCCCAGTCGGCGTCGAGCTCGCGCACCGCGAGCGCCAGGCCGCCCAGGTTCGGGTCCGCGAGCACGGCGGCGTGGGCGGCGACGATCAGCCGGTCGGCCGCGTCGAAGGCGTCCGCGCCGCGCGCGAGCGCGACCAGGCGCACGGTGAGCGCCCGGTCCACCAGCCGGTTGGCGTGCGCGGTGAGGGCGTCGCCCTCGACGAAGACGAGCAGTGCCGGGCCGGCCTCCCGGGGCAGCGGTGTCGCCGGCTGGCGCAGCACGGGTGCCGGGGCCAGGGCCGCCCTGAGCCGATCGATCAGGATGCGCAGCAGGCGCTCGCGCACCGAGTTCATGGCAGCCTCGCGAGCTGGGCCCGGCACTCGCGGCCGTCGCCGAGCGCCCTCACCTCGCGCACGCGGTAGGGCTCGCCGGCGATGGTGACCACGTCGCCCGGGGCGAGCGCCAGGCGCGAGGCCGCGTACTCGAGCTCGAAGTCGCGCGAGAGCGCCAGACCGTCGAGCACCGTCTCGTCCGGCGCACGGAAGGCGCAGTACACGGTGGTGGTGCCCACCACGACGGGCGTCAAGAGTCCCGCGCGCTCGGCGGCGTCGTACAGATCCTCCACACGGACCATCCGACAGGCACCCTCAGACGGTGAGCTTGACCAGCACGCCCGGCCGGTGGCACATCGGCAGCGGGTTGCTCTGGGTGTGCAGATCGGTGCCGCGGTCGAACTTGCGCGGCTCCTGCTTGGCGTAGAGCGGCTGGCCGAGGGTGCCCACCGTCTCGTTGAAGTCGGCCGGGGCGAAGTAGGTGGCGAAGGTGTCCACCGTGCCCAGCGGGAAGGCGTGCGCCTCGCCGGCGGCGATGAAGCGGCGCACCGTGCCGTCCGGGCTGCTGGCCTGGCCGCGGTATTCCTCGAAGGTGAGGCCGGCGAAGGTGAAGCCGGCGCGCACGTCGTTGATGAGGATGGCGCCCTGCTGCCAGTTCGTGTAGGCCTCCTTGACCGATTTGTGGCCGGTGAGCGCCCGAAAGAACTCGGGCGAACACAGCACGTGCACGCCGGTCATGAACTCGCCCTTCAGGTTCTCCTCGATGTGGGCCAGCACCTCGTAGCAGTGGCCCTTGACGTCGCTGCCGGCATTGGCCAGGTCGAAGGCGATGGTGGCCTGACTGAGCTCGAACTCGTCGAACAGGTCGTAGATGGTGCTGCCGTCGGCATCCAGGATCTGGCCCTTGAGCGCGCCCATGCGCAGGTGCTCGAGCGTGATCGCGTGCTTGTTGCGCATCGTCTCCAAATGACGCGCGAGCACGCCGGCGATGGCCTCCATCTCGGTTTCCGAGCCGAAGGCGCGGATGCCAGCACCACGTCGTCGTGCGGAATGTGCGGGATCACGAAGGAGCGCAAGGCGCGCCGGCCGCGTTCGCCCACCGTGCCTGGCGAGCCAGGCGGCCGGGTGGGCAAGAGGTTCAGGCGCCCGGCGTACTCCTCGATGACGACCTGGCGCGTGCGCACGGGCTTCGGGGGAAACAGGTTCAGGGCTTCCAGCCGCCCGTAGCGGTTGGGAATGAGGTTGATGGCGGCCGTCAGGCTGGCCATCGAGAAACCGGGAGCATCGAAGGGATTGAGCATCGGGGTCTCCAGAAATGCCAAACCCGCCAGATGGCGGGTCAGCGGGATGGGGTTCGGTGTGAATCGGGTGCCGGTCGGCTGTCGGTCAGGCGCCGTCGCGCACCACGATGCCGCGCGCTTCGAGCTGGGCGATGGCCGCCGTGCGCTGCGCGGCGGACAGACCGGTAGGCCAGATGAGAGCTTGCCGCGCGACGATGGCATGGCGGGCGATCAGGATCGCGTCCTCCCGGTCGATCAGCGTCGCATCGACCGCGTTGCCCAGGACGCCCGCGGCCACTTCCGTGCCGTCGGTGGCACTGGGGTCGAGGGCCGCGAGCTTGCCCGTGGCCGTCATGCGCCCGACCACGGTGCCGAGCGGCAGGTTTTGCCCGGCCGCCACGGTCGCCTGCTCACGCGAGTACAGGTTCGGCGCCTCGTACTTCAAGAGGTCGCCGAGGGTGGGGGCTTGGGTGAGCGTGGGCATGGTTCACTCCCGGGTGACGAGTTTCTTGACAGCGGCGACCACGGGCGAAGCGGCCGGGTCGGCGCCAGGGGCGGCCCAATCCTCGGGGCCGTGGGTCGAGCGCACGGCGGACTCCGTGCTGCGCTCAGCGCGCGCTTCGATCAGGGCGCGGCGTACCGCGGCCTCGGTACGGCCCGCGGCGATGAACTCGGCGGCGCGCTCGGGGCAGCCGGCGATCAGGCACAGCTCGGCGATCACTTTCGCGGACTGCGCCGCCTCGCGGCGGGCTTCTGCGGCCAGCGCCGCGACGGTGTCCGGGCCGAGCGCCTCGGGGATGTGCTCGGGCACGTTCTCGGGCTTACCTTCGGGCGTGCTGTCGAGTGAAGCATCGGCTGAGGAATGGGTGGGGGTGTCGGTCATCGCGGGGGTTCCTCGCAAAGCGTTCGCCTTCCCGGTCGATCTCTGGCGCGGCGGGGAAGGCAAACGCCGCGGGGTGGCAAGCTGTCGGTCGAGTTCGGCCAGCACCGCAGGCAGCGTGGCCACGCCATCGGCCAGGCCCGCGTCCATGGCCTGCGGGCCGAAGAAGAGCGCCGCATCGGTCGCGCGCACCGCGTCTTCGGACAGGCCGCGCATCGCCGCCACGTGCGCGACGAAGAGCGCGTGGAGCCGGTCCACCTCGGCCTGCAGCGCCGCGCGGGCGGCATCGTGTAGCGGCTCGTGCGGCGAGTAGTCGTTCTTGCGGGCGCCCGCGGTGATCGCGGTGTAGCGGTAGCCGTCCCGGGCGTCCTTGACCGACTGGTCGACGTGCAGCGCGATCACGCCGATCGAGCCCACGCCGCCGGTCTCGGTGACGAAGAGCCGATCGGCGGCGCAACCGATGGCGTAGGCCGCGGAGAAGGCGGCGTCGTTGGCCACGGCCCAGACGGGTTTGAGGCCGGCTGCCTCGCGCACGCGGCGGGCAAGCTCGAAGCAGCCGCCCGTCTCACCCCCGGGCGAGTCGATGTCGAGCACGATGCCGGCCACCAAAGGGTCGTCAAGAGCTGCCTCCAGCCGCGCGCCGATCTCGGCATAGCTCACCAGCCCCGAGGCCGCCTCCAACCCCAGCGTGCGCTTGACCAGGGTGCCGTGGATCGGGATCACGGCGATCGAACGCTCCGGAAATGCCGGAGGGTTTGGAGCCCTCGGCAGCGGCGGAGCGAGTTGCGCATCCGGGCCGGCCAGCGGCAGGCGTTCGGCAAGCACCGCGAGGATCACATCGAGCTTGGCGCGCTGCACGAGCAAGGGCGTGCCGAACAGGCGGGCGGCGAGGTGCGGGAACATCGGTGTCAGTCCTGAGGATCGGTGTCGGGCGCGGGGGACGGCACCGGGGTGGCTGGTCTGTCGTGCCGGGGGTCGGAATCGAAGACCAGCCCCAATTCATCGGCGCGTCGGTTGTCGGCAGCGATCTCGCGGTCGATGTCCTCGGCGTCGTAGCCGTAGGCCGAGATCGCCTCCGAGCGGCTCATGAGCCCGGCGCGGATCGCGAGCTTCAAGGCGTTGAACTCCTTGAGCGGATCGACCCATTGCCAGCCCTGCGGAATCCATTTAGCGGCGAGGAACTCACGGCGCCGGCGCGCAAAACCCGGCAGCGACAGCGCGCCTTCGAGCACGGCCTGCGCCATCCAGGCCCGCCACACCGGGCGGCACAGCTGGTGCACGATCACCCCGTGCTGGATGGCCTCGCAGCGGCGGCGGAACTCCAGCAGCCCCGCGCGGATGCTGGAGTAGTTCACCTGGGTGAGATCGCCGGTGAGCATCTCGTAGGTGATGCCCATGGCCGCGGCCACGGCCCGGAACTGCTGGCGCATGAACTCGCCGTAGCTCGAGCCCACGTCCGCCGGCGCCGAGAACTTGATGTCCTCGCCCGGCTCCAGGATCTGCAGCGTGCCGGGTTCGAGCCCCGCGAGCGCCACCCCCTGGGCGTCGGGCAGCCCCTCGCCCATCAGGCTGTCCTCGGGGGCGAGCCGCGTGATGAAGCCGGCGAACATCGCGGCGGTTTTCTTGCGCACGAGCTCGGCGTCGTCGTACTGGTCCAGTTCGTGCAGCTTGATGAGGGCGCGGGCCAGCCACGGCTCGCCGCGGATCTGCCCCGGGCGCAGCGGGCGAAACAGGTGGATGACCTCGTCTGCGGGCACGCGCACGGTGTCCAGCCCTGCTGCGGCAGCCCCCGTGCCCGACATCGGGGCGAGGCTGCCGTCGCCCGGGTGCGAGCGGGTCAGGTGGTAGGCCACACGCCGGCCCAGCCGGTCGAACTCGATGCCGGCACGGATCACGTGGCCGGAAGGCAGGTCGCGGTGGAGCGTCACCGGCAGGTGCTCGGGCTCGAGCAGCTGCAACTGCAGCCCCACCGGCAGGCCGTCCTCGGGGCGGCGCCAGCGCAGCCGGATCAGGCACTCGCCGCCTTCGAGCATGGCCCGGCAGGCCAGGGCCTGCAGGCCGTAGAAGTCGGTCAGGCCCGCCGCGTCGGCCTCCTCCACCCAGTCCCGCCACAGCGCGTGGATGGCCTCGCGCAGCGCCGCATCCTGCACCATGCTCTGCGGCTTGATGCCGGTGCCGATGGCGTTGGCGACGAACGCCTCGATGCCCGTGGCCGCCCAGGCATTGCGCCGGGCCAGATCGCGGCTCTTGGCGCGCAGCTCGCCCTGGGTGTAGGCGAGTGCCGCGACCGCCCCGGGGTTGCCGACCTGCCAGGCCACGGCCCTGCGGCCGCCGCCTGCGCCGTCGTAGGTGGGGCTCGTGCCGAGCAGCCGGCGCTTGAGGGTATGCCACCAGCCCATGGTCAGGTCCCCTTGGCGGTGGTGACGCGGATCTGCCGCGGCGCACCGGGCCACAGCCCCGTGGCCACGGCCTGTTCGAAGAGGTCGCGCTTGACCGCGCGGATGGCGGCCTGCAGTTCCTCCACCGAGCGGTACTCGACGGTCTTGTCGCCGAAGCTCACGCGCTTCTCGCCCTTGGCGAGCGCGGCTTGCAGGGCCTCGAGGTCGGCTTCGGTGTAGGCCATCAGCGGTAGACCACGAGGTTGATTTCGGTGGAGTCGGCAAAAGCGCCGGCCGCGCTCGCGCAGCCCACATCGACGTGCGTCGGCGTCTTCTCGTCGGCGGTCGCGCGCACGATCAGCAGTCGCTGCGTGCCGCTGTTGGTGTTGCTGCGGGCGAGGCCCGCCCAGCAGTAGTTCGCATCCGGCAGCGGTGTGGCAAAGCGCACGCGGTAGCGGCCGGCCGCGCTGCGGGTCACCCCGGCCACGTTGTGGGCAGCGCGCACGACGATCTGGTTGCCGTCATACCCGAAGCACACCCAGGCCCGGGCCACGCCGGGGTGGGTGGCGTCGATCTTGGTCCGGACCTCGAGACCGATGCGGCTGGCCAAGGCGGCGACGCGCGAGGCCAGGCTCATCAGACGAGCGCCCCTTCGAAGACCGCGACGAAGTCGGTGTCGGTGTTGCCGATGTCGCTCGCAGCCGCCGCGCCGATGTTGCTGCGCGCCTGGGCGGCTTCGGCGGCGGTGAGCGTCTGCGCCGCATCGAAACGCACCCGGTGGTTGACGGCGGCCAGCAGCGCGTCCAGGCCGCTGGTGCCGTCTTGCAGCAGCTGCTGGATCTCCAGCAGGGTGTCGTAGGCGGCGTCCGCCCCGCCCAGGATCTCGGCTTTCAGCGCATCGAGCAGCGTGACGATCTTGCTCGACGAATAGGTGCTGGTGGTGGCGACCTGCGTGTCGTCGATCGCGCCGGACGCCAGCACCGCGGCCTTCAGTTCGTTGATGGCCGCCACGAGGCTCGTCTTGTCGGTGGTGGTGAGGGTGGCGAGGTTGCCGGCCTTGGCGCGCACGTCGTTGAACTCCTGCGCGACGCGGATGACCAGGCTTTCGATGCGGGTGGCAAGGGACATGTTTTCTCCTTCGGGTGTCGGGACGGCCAGCGGGATCAGCGCAGCCAGGGACTGCGGATCACGCGCCGGCGTGATGGGGTTGCAGAAACGGCGAGGCCACCTCGCTGGGTGGCCTCTTCAGGGTTCAATGCAGGAATCGGCGGCGGCGCATCTGGCGCAGGCGCCAGCCCCAGTTGCCGCTCCAACTCGCGCCAGTGGCGTTCCTCGAAGCGGTCCAGTCCCGCTGCGCTCGCGGCAGCCCGGGCGTAGACGTAGCAGTCCAGCGCTTCGTTCCTCTCGCGCATCTTCTGCCACTCGCGCACCGGGTAGCCGTTGCGGTCGCGGCGGGTGATCAGTTGTTCGGCGCAGAGCTGCTGCAAATACTCGGCATCGATCTTGGGCAGGTGCAGAAAGCCAGCCGGATAGACCGGGGTCGATCCGTCCTCACCCACATCGGCGTTCTTGCGCAGGTTGTTGTAGAGCTCGAGCTTGGCGATGCCCACCGTCACGCTGTAGACCTTGATGCCCCGGCGCAGCCGCTTGCCCGAGAGCGAGACATCGACTGCGGTCGGCGTGCCGATCAAGGCGGCCCCACGGGCCACGCCTTTGACTGCCATCACGCGCGGATCGCGGCAGGCGCGCACGAAGGCATAGGCTTCCTGGGTCGCAAAGCCCGTGTCGAGCGCGAAGCGCGCCAGCGGAACCTGGTTGCCGGATTCGTGCGTCCATGTCTCGTCGATCAGCTCGGACAGCCGCTTCCACACTGCATCGCGGGCCGTGTCGCCCATCAGCACCCGGTGCTCGACGAGCCACGCTTCCTTGCCGCGCCCGAAGGCCCAGACCGAGACCTCGATGCGGTCCTTCTGCACGTCGGCGCCAGCGGTGAGCAGCAGGCCGCCTGCGGGAATGGTGCCGATGGCGTAGTCCTCGCGTCGCTCCAACAGGCGTTGCCAGTCGGGCGCTTCGCCCTCCTCGACCCAGGTCTCGCCCAGTTCGGTGTTCTTGAAAGTCTTGATCGCCGCAGCCGAGCCGGACTCCTTGCCAACCGCCGCCTCCCAAGCCGCGGCGATGTCGCGCCAGGACCGCCAGCCCACCGGGCTGTAGAGTGACGACAGGTGAAAGCCCGCCGTCTTGGCACCGGGGGCCATGGCCCGCCACTCCCCATGCTCCAGCATCCAGGTCTTGTGGTGCTCGGCAATGGGTGTATCGCAGGCCTCGCAAACGTAAGCGGCGGTGTCCGGTGCGCCCTTGTCCCAGCGCAGCTGCTCGAAGCGCAGCCACTGCCGGTGCCCGCAGTGCGGGCAGGGCACGACGTAGCGGCGCTGGTCACTGGCCTCGTATTCGCGCTCGATGGCGCTTGCGCCCGAGATCGTCGGCGTGGAGACGATGAAGATCTTGCGCCGGGCAAACGTTCGGGTGCGCGCCTCGGCCAGCGAGATCGCATCGCCCTCGCCCTCGACGTCCAGCGGATAGCCGTCCACCTCGTCGAGAAACAGGTAGCGCACCGGCATCGAGCGCAGCCCGACCGCGCTGTTGGCACCGGTCATCACCAGCACGCCGCCGCGGAACTCCTTGGCCAGGATGGTGTTGCCCGAGTCGCGTGAGCGCGCCGGGGCGATGAGTTCGGACAGCACCGGCGACTCCTCGATCAGCGGGTCGATACGCTGCTTGGAGTTGCGCTTGGCCATCTCGACCGTCGGCCACACCGCCATCATCGGCCCCGGCGCGTGGTGGATCACGTAGCCGATCCAGTTGCTGCCCATTTCGGTCGCACCGAGTTGCGCCGCCTTCATGAACACCACCCGCTCGATGGGCGAGGTGGGCGAGAGGCAATCCATGATCTCGCGCAGGTAGGGCGTGCGGCTGGTGCGCCAGCGCCCCGGCTCGGCTGAGGCTTTGCTCGAGAGCACCCGGTGGCGGTCGGCCCACTCGGAGACGGTGAGCAGCGGGTCGGGCGTCAACCCCTCGCGCCAGGCGCGCTCGATGACGTCCCAGCCCTCATAGGCGAACTCGTCCATCACAAATTCGTCGGGAACGAATTTGGACGCGCGCCAGCGCGCCCGTCAGGGTGAAACACGGGGACGTGTTTCATCAATCGACCCGAACCTTGAGTTCCCCGAGCTCGGCGAGGTGCTCGCGCACGGCGGCATCCAGGGCCACGTGCAGGGTGTGAGCCTCCACGCCGAGCCGGGCCGCCATCTGCGCCGAGATCCGCGCCGGCCAGTTGAGCCAAGCGTCGCGCTCCGTACGGGCGAGCTTGAACACATGCGCGATGGCCTGGTGGCGATCGACCAGTTCGCCCTTGAGGCGGGCCAGCCGCACCTTGTTGGTCTGCGCCTTGACCACCTCGTTGACCGTGCGCGCCTGCACGAGCGTGGTGCCGCCTGCGGGCAGGCCGGTGGCGAGGTTGGGGGCCGGATCGTCCGCCACCCGCACCTTCGCGGCCCGGGCGCCCGTTCCTGCCTTCGGCGGCTCGGAGTTCCGGGTCCAGTCGCGGTCGGCCCGGTCCGGGTCGATGGTGCCGTCCGCCTCGGGCGTGATGCGTCCGGCGCGGATGGCCTTGTGCACGGCGGTGTCCGATACCCCACGGTGACGGGCGTAGGCGCGAATCGAGATGCCCATGGCCCTTTCGATCAAGTCATCGTCAGTTCTTGGCCAACATCCGCAGAAAACGCTTGGCTTCACGGGCGAGAAGCGCGTTCATCACCTCACCCGATCACACCCTCCGAAGGAGCCACCCATGACCACCATCACCCTGACACCGACCCAGCACGCCATCCTGGCCCACGCCATCGAGCACCACGGCGGCCGGATCGACGGGTTCCCCGAGCACATCAAGGGCGGCGCGCGCCAGAAGGTGCTGGCAGGCCTGGCCAACCGCGCCCTGATCACGACCGATGGCAGCCACTGGTTCGTCGCCGCCGAGGGCTACGACGCTCTGGGGCTGCCGCGCCCCGGCGCGAAGACGCCGAGCGCGGGTTCGTTCGAAGCCCGTCTCGATCAGATCATCGCGAATGCGGAAGCGGCGACAGCCGCCGCGAGCGATCCCGAGATGGAAGCCGCCGTCACCGCGGCGGAGGCCGCGTGGACGCGGGCGAAGGACGAGGCACCGCGCCGCACCCGCGCCGACAGCAAGCAGGCGCAGGTGATCGCGATGCTGCGCCGCCCCGAGGGCGCCACGATCCGCCAGATCATGGATGCCACCGGTTGGCAGGCGCACACGGTGCGCGGCACCCTGGCCGGGGCGCTCAAGAAGAAGCTGGGTCTCGCCATCGTCTCCGACAAGCCCCAGGGCGGCGAGCGCGTCTATCGCATCGTCGCGCAGGACGCGGCCGCCTGATCGAACACCACGCCATCGGCCTCGCGGGTAGCCTGCTGGCCGGTGAAATCCTGCCAGCGGCGTACGATCACATCCACGTACTTGGGATCGAGCTCGATCAGCCGCGCGATGCGGCCGGACTTCTCAGCGGCGATCAGCGTCGTGCCCGAACCCCCGAAGGGGTCCAGCACCACATCGCCCGGGCGGCTGGAGTTGCGGATCGCGCGTTCGACCAGTTCCACTGGCTTCATGGTCGGGTGCAGGTCGTTCTTCTGCGGCTTCTTGATCTGCCACACATCGCCCTGATCGCGGTCGCCGCACCAGTGGCGCTGCGCGCCTTCGGGCCAGCCGTAGAGGATCGGCTCGTACTGGCGCTGGTAGTCGGCGCGCCCGAGCGTGAAGGTGTTCTTGGCCCAGATGATGAAGGTCGACCAGTGGCCGCCGGCGGCGCGGAAGGCCGCCTGCAGCGTGTCCAGTTCGCTAGAGGACATGGCGACGTAGATCGCGCCGCGGGTGTGCACCATGATCAGCGCCAGCGCGTCGTAGAGGAAATCGTAGAAGCCTTCGCCCAGCGCATCGTTGAGGATGGGACGGTGTTTGCCACGCAGTTTGTCTTTCGCGCTGTTGGCGTAATTGACGTTGTAGGGAGGGTCGGTGAACACCATGTCCGCTTGTTCACCGTCTGGGAACAGGCGCGCATAGGCCTCGGCGGTGGTCGCGTCGTCGCACACCAGCCGATGGGGGCCGAGCAGCCAGACATCGCCCCGCTTGGACACCGGCTCTTCCGGCATCGCCGGGATGGCATCGTCTTCCGTCCGGCCCTCGATCTGTGGTTCCTCATCGGCCAGCAACGCGGCCAGTGCATCGGCGTCGAACCCGGTGAGATCGAGGTCGAAGCCTTCGTCTTGCAGTGCCTCCAGCTCCACGCGCAGTAGCGCATCGTCCCAGGTCGCCAGCTCCGCGAGCCGATTGTCGGCGAGCACCAAGGCGCGGCGCTGGGTCGGTGTAAGGTGGTCGAGCACCACCACCGGCACGGTGGCCAGGCCCAGCTTGCGCGCCGCGGCGAGCCGTCCGTGGCCCGCCACCAGCACGCCGTCGGCACCGGTGAGAATGGGATTGACGAAACCGAACTCGGCAATCGATGCGGCGATTCTCGCGATCTGCTCCTCCGAGTGCTGGCGGGCGTTGCGCACGTAGGGCAGCAGCTTGGTCGTCGGCCAGTGCTCGATGCGATCGGCCAGCCAGCTCATGCAGTGACCTCCGCCGTCTCGCCCAACCGCTCGGCGGCGACTTCGGCGAAGGTCCGGCCGCTGCCCTCCAGCACCGGCGCCGTGCCCGGGTGGTGCTGCAGCCAGCGGCGCAGCGCGACGTCCACGTACTGGGGAGCGAGTTCGATGGCGCGTACCGGGCGGCCGGTGAGTTGGCCGGCCAGCAGCGTGGTGCCCGAGCCCGCGAACGGCTCGAAGACGATCTCGCCCGCGTCGGTGTAGGCCTCGATGAAGAACTTCGGCAGGCCCACCGGGAACACCGCCGGATGATCGATGCCTTCACCGATGCGGCCGCGCTGGCGCGTCACCTCGACGACCGAGTCTGGGATGCGGAACGCCTGCGTCGGCTGCCCGGCGTGGTTCCAGGCGCCGACCTTGCCGTCCTTGCTGCGCATCGCGGTGGACGATCCGTCGGCGCGCAGGTGCGTCTCGTGACCGGCCCACTTGCAGGGCACGATCTTGTTCGGCTTGCGCGAGCGTCGGTTGAAGTGGAAGACGAACTCGTGGCGGGGCGCCAGCCGCCCGGCCCAGTCGCCGGGCACGGTCACCGCCTGGTCCCACACGTACCAGCCGAAGCGCCGAAAGCCCTGCGTGCGCATCCACTCGATCCAGCCGTCCCAGTACGGCTGCCATTCGTTGTCGCGATGGACGAGGCCGAGGTTGACCAGCATCTGGCCGTCCTCGCGCATGGCCGTTTGAGCAGCGCCGAACACGCTTTGCATCAGTGCGTCCCAGTCCGAGATGCCGCCGGTGGTGTAGTCGCGCTGGTTGGCATACGGCGGACTGGTGAACAGCAGGTGAGCGCGATCGCCCTCGAGGAGGCGCACGACGGCGGCCGCGTCGCGGCTGTCGGCGCAGATCAGGCGGTGCTCGCCCAGGAGCCACAGATCGCCTGGCCGCGTGACCGCCACCGTGGGCGGTGTGATGTCGTCCTCGTCCGCATCCGATGACTCGCCGCTCACTGCTGCTTCATCCTCGGCGACCGGCTCTTCCTCGATGTCAGCCAGGAGTCGCTCGATCTCGGCATCATCGAAGCCGGTGAGCGCGAGGTCGTAACCCGCCTCCGACAACTCGGCCAGTTCCAGCGAAAGCAGTTCCTCGTCCCATTCCGCCCAACTGACGGACCTGTTGGCGATCAGCCGAAAGGCCTTGATCTGAACATCGGAGAGTTCATCGGCCAGGACTACCGGGACGGTCTTGAGGCCGAGCTTGCGCGCCGCCTTGAGCCGCAAATGTCCGTCCACCACTTCACCCGTGCTGCGGGCCACGACAGGAATCCGGAATCCAAACTCCACGATGGCCGCAGCCATCCGGTCGACCGCGTGATCGTTTTTTCGCGGGTTGCGTGCGTAGTCGATCAATCGCTCTATCGGCCAATGCTGCAGGTTTAGCTCAGATGCAACCAAGTCTCACCTCGGACAATGTGATGGATGACATGGCGAGAAACGTCAAACTCGCGCGCCAGACGGATTTGCTCGCCACGCCTTCCCGAGTAGCGGCGGCGAATCTCTCGCACCGCACTGTCTGTCAGCGTGGTACGCGGGTGCCGTTGCCCTCGAAATACTGGAACATGGGCTGTGCCATGCACGAAGCTGTCGGCCACGTTCTGCGCATGCGTGGCCCAGCGCAAGTTGGTGATCGCGTTGTTGTGGCGATTGCCGTCGGAATGCGCGACTTCGTGCAGCGGGCTCGGCGGCGGGCCAAGAAAAGTCAGCGCAACCAAGCGATGGATGCCGGTCTTGAGTCCCTTCGCGCCAAGTTGTACGTACCAGTAGCCATATCCCGCCAGCCACGGCTTGAGCACATGACCGGTTCGCGTGTTGCGAACGGCGCCGAGACTGCAGACCTCGTAGCGGGTGTCGCCTGGAAACGGACGCCACTCGCCCCCTGTCGCCACGTCTGTCATCAGCGGTGATCGGCAGAAGTCTGTTCGTTGCATCAAAGGCCAGCGGCCCGGACGGGTGAAAGGAGGAAAGCCCCCTCACGGGCCGCGAGGGTCGCTGCTGCGTTGAAATGAAAAAACCCGCCGACGTTCAGACCGTGGGCGGGTTTCGTAATGCGTACTGGATGGTGGCGGGGTGCAAACTGCAAACCATGCAAACCCCGGTTTGCACTCTGACGCTAGATAAGCATCGCGCTCGCGCCCCCCGCATGGGCTATTGGCCAGGAAGGACCCGTCGATGCCCGGGCGGCTTCCTCGACCGACGCCGCTGTCCAGACCTTAGCCGAAATGCTACCCCCAAACGGGCGGATCTGTTGCAGTGGCGAAAGCCGCATTTCGCCGCCGATGCGCGCGGATGCGCGACCGCACCCGCCAAATCACGCCAAAACACGCAGGCGCAATGGCGGTGCGCTCGTGCCCCGCGACTTCAGAGCACGGCCTCCAGCCCTTTGCGTTCGATGAGGTCGAGCAGCTTCTGCGAGGGACCGCTGGGCTTCTTGTCGCCCACTTCCCACTTGCGCACGGTCGAGACGCTGGTGTTGAGGACCGATGCCAGCACGGCCTGACTCAAGTGCAGGCGTTCGCGCAAGGCGCGCACTTTCTCAGCGTCGTATTCATGCACCGGCTCCAGGCACAGCGCGTCGTACTTGCGCATCTTGCGCTTGTCGATGAAGCCCAGGCGATGCAGGTCGCGCGCCGTTTCGTGAACGGCTTCGAGCAGGCGGCTCTTGGACTTAGGCTCGTTTGTCATGGCAAATCTCCTGCAATGTTCCGTCGGCAACGGATTCATCCAACTGGCGCGCGGGACGGGCCAGCAGATCGGCGGCCAGATCCTGCAGCGCTTCCAGTTCCTCGTCATCGATGTTGGCCCGCTCGTTTTTCTCGAAGCCGTAGACGAAGAACCAGCGATCGCCCTTGTTGGTGGCGATCAAGGTGCGCGCGCCACCACGCTTGCCGCGGCCAGCCAAGCCCACGCGCTTTTTCACCACGCCACCGCCCAGGTCGGCATCGATGAGGCCCGCGGCCATCTCCTCGACCGCTTGACACAACCCGGCGTCTGTCAGTTCGGTCTTGCGCATCCAACGAGCGAAGTGGCGCGTCTTGAAGACTCTTCTCATTAGCGAAGTATGCCACTTAGTGGCACCATGTGTCGAGAAGTTCCTTGCTCTCCGTTCAGACGGTCGGCCACGATCGAGAGCGCCCGCTGCCACCGCCGCCAGGCGGTGGTCCGGTCGCAGCCGAAGCGGGCGCAGATGTCGCGCCAGCGGTGGCGCTCGGCGCGCATCCATACCAGGTGGCGTTCCTCTTCCTCCAGCCACAAGACCCAGCGCATGGTCTCGAGCATGCGCTCGATGGCCTCGGGGCTGGGCGGGAAGCGCCGGATCGAGGGTTCGGCCCCCAGCGTCTCCCAGGGCATGCGCCGGATCGCGGGCCAGGTGTTGAAGTAGCCCTGCACCCGCACGGGCGGCAGGCGGTGGGCGGTGATGGCCGCCTCCCGGAAGCGTTCGGCCACACGCTCGACGGTCCACTCAGCCATGGCGCGCCTCCCGTGCACCGTAGAGCCGCTCGCCGATCTGCCGGATCAGCTCGCGTTCCATCCAGTCGAGCCGGTCGTCCTCCAGGGAGACGACGAGCAGGCGTTGCTCGCGCCAGCCGCGGCGCTTGCGCGTGCAGTTCGAGATAGGCCTGGTAGAGCGCCACTTGCGCGGCGTAGACCGGGCGGGCAGACGCGAGCCGGTGCTTCTCCAGTTCCCGCCACGACTTGGCGCTCAAGGCTTTGTTCTCCCACAGCGCCGGGTAGCCGGAACCGAAGCCCAGGTCGGGCCCGGCGACGAGCACGCCATCGACGTGGCCCTGCAGGCGCCCGTCCAGCGCCGAGAAGCCGAATTGCTCCCCCGCGTCGTTACGCGTGCGCAGATCGAAGCCCGCCGCGCGCAGCCATCCGACCATGCAGTCCTCGATCACGTGGCCGCGCTCGAAGACGCGCAGCAGGCGGCCGTCGGTCTCGCGACCCGGATCGACCGGAGCGTCGGCGACCTCGTACTGCAGCGCGCGCTCGCAGGCGGCCCCGAGGCGCGAGGCGCCGAGGTAGGTGCGGCGAGGCTGCGCCGCGCGAGACTGCTGCAGCCCGGCATCGATCAGCGCCGTGAGCTGACCCGACAGGCTCTTGGAGGCGTTGAAGTCCATCATCGCCGCGCCTCCTTGGGTGCTGCCGTGCGTGCCGTCTGCGCTTGAGCCTTCGGCTCCTCCCACGGCAGATCGTCCTCGAGGTCGGCGAAGGGGTCGGACACCGGGTCTTTCAAGCCCCGCACCGGCGGATACTTGGTCGCCTCGTGGTGCTCGACCATCGCGTCCGTGTAGCAGGTGACGATGGCGTCGATCACCTGGAGCGCCTCGGCCTCGGAATACTCGCCCAGCGGCTTGGCAAAGCCGATCTCGCCCGCGACCTCGCCGAAGGCCTTGAGGCACTTCTTCATCGCGGCCAGTTCGACGTCAGACGGGTCGATCATGGCCACCTCCGTCTTGGGCGTGCGTCCTTCCTGCACCCGCAGCCACTGACCGTAGAGCGCGTGAAACGCCTCCTGGCAACGCCGCGAGCAGAACACCCAGTCGATCGGATAGCGCCGGGCGTCGCCCACCGGATGCCGAAGGTCCGAGTGGCCGTAGCCGCGCGCCTGTCGTTTGCAGACCCAACACTTCACTGACCCTCCTCTCACTGCGCCCAGGCGGGCTTGCCCGGCATGGCGGGGCGTTGCGGGTTGACGGGCGGCGTCGTGCGCGGCGGGGTTGCTGCGGCGGGCGCGCCGGTGGAACCACTGCCGGGGTTCTTCGGCGGCAGCCCCATCAGCCGGGCGTAGTCCGGGTGGTCGGGCTCGACGGCGCTCTTGACGACGTTCTTCAACTCGCCGCGGCCGTCCTTCTCGACGTCGATGCGGGCGAGGAACTCGATGCCGTCGAGCTCGTGGAAGCCCTGGATGCGCCGCGCGGCGGCGGCCTGCGGGCTCATGTCCTGGGGATGGACATTGCGGGCGGAATTGAGCACGGCGCGCACGAAGCTGCGCCCCATCTGGCCCCAGGCCGGGCCCTTCGGGGAATGCAGGCCGATGTTGCTCCAGAGCTTGCGCCGGGCGTACTCGCCCTCCAGCACGACGAACTCGGCCGCCAGATACACCGAGCCGGACTCGTTGCTCTGCGTGGCGTAGCCGCCGGTCCAACCCTGGGCCGGGTCGTCAAAGCCCCCGGGCTTGAGCGTCATGCGCACGCGGGCGAGCGTGCCCTTGGGGATGAGGTCGAAATTGGGCTGCTGCTGCGCGTCGTTGAAATCGTTCCAGGCGGTCATGGCTTACTCCTCGAAGGCGGTGGCGGATGGCGGAAGGCGGGTGGCGGCGGCGCACTTGTCGATCAGCGCGCGCAGGTTCGGCGGCTCCAGCAACTCGAGCTGGCCGCTGCGGTCCTTGGCCGGATAGCCGTAGGGGTTCACCGTGTGGCAGACGAAGGCGCGGTAGGACGATCCGTCCTCGGCCTTGATCTCGGCCAAGGTGACCACCTCGTCGACGATGCCGGGCAGTTCCGCGGCGGTCTTGGCGCCCTCGATCTGCGGCACGAAGACCTTGCGGTTGAAGTCGTCCAGGCGCTCGTCGAGGATGGCCACGAACACGACGTGCTTGCCGCGCGCGTGCTGCAGATGGGTCAGCGCCCCGATCAGTTCCGAGCCGAGCAGGCCGTAGGCGCCCCGGGTGTCGGGCTTGCCGGTGCGCTCGCTGTAGGCTTGCGGCTGGGTCTTGGCCCAGATCAGGGCGAGGCGCGCGAGCACGGTGATCGAGTCGACGAAGTAGGTGTCGTACTTGGCGAGTTGACCGGGATCGCCGTAGCGCTCGCACACATGCCGGTAATGCGCCTCGGAGTACGGCGCATCCGCCGGCAACGCCGGGTTCGGGCCGGCGAGGAACACCACGAGATCGCGGAACTCCGGCCAGGTGGTCGGGCGCACGCAGTCGCCGCGCCAGTCCTTGACGGCCAAGTCGCCAGCCTCGAGGTCGACGAACAGGGTCGATCCTTCCGGCAGCGTCTTGAGCTGGCTGGTCTTGCCGATGCCGCTCTTGCCTAGAAGCACGAGCTTCACGCCCTGCTTCTCGCGCAGCCGCTGATCGGCGGTGATGATGGGAAGACGTCGCTCCATCACTGCACCTCCAGCAATACTGCGCGCAGTGCGCGAAGATCGAGCCCGGTCGTGGCTTCGATGACGGCCAAGGCGTTGAACATGCCTTCGGTCTCGGACAGGCCTGTGCGGCGCCCCAACTCGACGTGTGCATCCAAGAGACGACTGGCTTCGAGCGTCAATTCACCTTGGGAGGTGATCCCAAGTCCGGCCGCGATATTGCGCATCAGCTTGTTGCAAAGAGCCCACGCACTGCGGTGTCGTGCTGCGTAATCCTCCGGCACGGTCCATTCGAGTGTCTGGGCTTCGACTGCCCGACGCACGGTGGACAAATCGTTCGGGAGAACTTCCCTTCGTCCGTCGTTGCCTAGCCACCGTAGGGCACCAGACTCGACGGCCCGATAGTTGAAGTGCGGACGAGTGGTCAGGCTGCGCCAGATCGATACGCCGTAGCGCGCGGTTTCAGTGCGGTGTTGGGCCAGGCGCTGCGCCAGATTGGTCGTCGAGCCAAGCTTGCAAGTGCCGTTGGAAAGGGCCAACACGTAGACATAGCCCAACCCATCGGCGCGGGGCAGCGACGAGGCAAAGGCCAAGGCTGCGTTCACGTCGTCGTCGATAAGCCAGAAGTCAGGCGCTCGCATGGCCAGCCTCCTCATCGATCGACAACCGGAACGTGGGCTTGCCGGGCTTGACGGTGCGGGCGGCCTCGAACCCGGCGCGCAGTGCCGGCGGCCAGTTGGAAAAGCGCGATTCCGAGACGGAGTACTCGACGTCCAGGTAGTCCTCGACCTTCTCGCCGGCGGCGGCGATGCGCCGGGCGATGGCGGCCAGTTGCGCCTGGTCCCAGGACACGCGCTTGGGTTGGTCGACGGTCACGCGCAGCGAGCCGTCGTTGAGGTGGATGACGCCGAAGTCCTTGCCGGCCTCAATGCGCGCGGCCTTGGCCCGTTCGCCATAGGCGGCATCGAGCGCCGCGTCGAACTTGGCGCGGGCCTGCTTGAGCCAGGCGAGCGCTTCGTCCAGGTGGCGGCTGATCTCGGCCTTCTGGGCGGGCGGAAGTTGAGCCAGCTGGCCGACGGACATCGCGGCGATGTCGGCGGGGTAGAGGGTCAAATCGCTCATCGCATCCCCCTTCAGCGCGCCGCGCGCTCGGAGGTCGAGTCGTGCAGGGCACCACGCTCGAACTCGATGACCGACTCCAGGGGGTAGCTGACGCGCTTGGACAGCTTCAGGTAGCGCGGGCCACGCCCTTCGCTGCGCCAGCGCTGCAGGGTCTTGGGGCTCAGCCCCCAGCGCTGCGCGAGCTCGTTCTCGTTGAGGACCCGACGATCGCCGGGAGACAGACCGTTGATCGCATCGACCGGCGACCGGGTGATGGTGCTTGCCGTTGTCGGCATGGAAGCCTCCTATGACGCTGTTGAGGAACAGGTGTCATTGCAGGCTTCTGGTGGCGAACCTTGGAGGGACCGAATGGCGAACCACGAAGGAACTTCTGGTTCGCCGATGGCCACAAGCACGAACGGCGTGCACGCGGCTCGCCTGGCCGGACTGGATTGGGATGAGGGGGGTGCGACACAGGCTCCTTCGCACCGATGGAGCGCCGACGGGTCGTGCGGCGTCAGCGCCGACTGGACGAATGGCAGACTGTGGTGTTGCGGCCCTGGGACTTGGCGGCATACAGCGCCTCGTCGGCGTGTTGCAGCACCTCATAGAGATCGGCATCGTCGCTGAGCGCAGCGGCGGCGCCGATGCTCACCGTCACTGCCAGTCCACCGGGCCGGGCGCGGGCGATCTCCTCATGCGCCCGCGCGGCCACTACCAGCGCTTGCGAGACGTCCGCGTCGGGCAGCACCAGCGTGAACTCCTCTCCGCCATAGCGAACCACGGTGTCGCTTTGCCGCGCGCAGCGTCGCAGGCACTCGGCCACCCCCGCCAGCACCGCATCGCCCCGCGCATGGCCGTGCTGGTCGTTGATGGCCTTGAAGTGGTCGATGTCGATCATGAGCACCGCATATGGCCTCCTTGGTGCCGGGCGCGATGCCAGCGCCTGCGACAGCGCCTGCAGGCTGCGCCGGTTGCCCAACCCGGTGAGGGGATCATGGGCGGCCAGTTCGGACAGGGTGCGGTTCTCGGCCTGCGTCTGATGGATTTGCCGCTGGAGCTGCCCGTTGAGCAGGCGCAGCCGCGCGTGCGCCTCCTGCAACTGCTCGGCCTGGGATTGCGCGCGTTGCCGGGCCTGGATCAGCGCTTGTTCGAAAGCTTGGCGATCCTCGGCGGCGAACAGCAGCCACAAATACTGCGGCTCGGCGTCGTGTTCCATCCGCTTGGCGCTGACATAAGCCCCCGAGCGCCGGCCGCCTGGCTGCCAGTAGGCAAAGATTTCGACGATGAGGCCGTCGCGGCGCAGCGTGGGCCAGACGTGGGTTTCGAAGAAGATACGGCCGGCGGGCGTGAGCCAGTCGGTCATCGTCACGGCAACATCGCCTTGCGCACCCGGATCGGGCAAGCCCGCCCACTCGGCCAGCCGAGCGTTGTAGCGCCGCAGCACGCCCTGGCCGTCGGTCACCCAACAGGGCGCGGGAATGTCGCTCAGGGGGACGTGGCTCATCAGGGGGGGGCGGCTGGGCTCGCGCCCCGCGCTAATCCTTCAACACTCCGCGCACCGCCTCGATGACCAGGTGGGGGTGGCTCATGTGGGCGCAGTGCCCGGTGACGTCGAGCACCTGCAAGGTGCTGAGCGGCAGATGGGCGTGCAAATACTCGCCCACCGCCAGCGGCGCCAGCGCGTCGCGGGCATGCTGCAAGATGAGGCAGGGGGTGCTCACCCGAGGCAGATCGGCGCGGTTGTCGGCAAAGAAGGTGGCCTCGGCGAAAGTCTTGGCCATCACCGGGTCGGTGGAGCAGAAGCTCTCGCGCAGTCTGGCGCGCGATGTGTCGCTGTCGCCGGCGACCACGGGTGCCAAGAAATCCGCCCAGCCCATGTAGTTGCGCTGCATCAGCTCCAGAAGCTCTTGCAGGTCGCTGCGCTCGAAGCCGCCGACGTAGGGGGGATCGTTGACGAAGCAGGGGTTGGGGCCGATCAGGACCAGGTGCCGGAACCATTGCGGGCGCTCGATGGCCGCCAGCATGGCGATCGAGCAGCTCACCGAATGCGCCACCACTACCACGTCGCGGGTCAATCCGGTGGCCTCGCACACCTCCAGCAGGTCCTGCGCATAGCCGCGCAAATGGCAATAGCGCTGCACCGAAAACGCCGACGGATCGGAGCGGCCCGAGCCGACGTAGTCGAACAACACCTGCCGGTGCCGGCCGGCGAACGCTGGCGTGATATCGGCCCACATGTCTTGATGGCAGCCAAAGCCGTGGGCGTAGAGCACAGGGGTGCCTGGGCCCGCATGGTCGGTGACGTGATTGCGCCGCAGGATGTTCGTCATGGGTTTGAGCTCCCCCTCGAAGGACAGGCCAGCGTCAAACTGGTCGCGTTTCCCACGCCACTATCTTATGGGAAGAACGGAGGTCGTCATGAAAAAACGGCTGGCATGGTCCTGCCTCGCGCTCGCTCTCGCATCGAGCGCTCCGGCGACGGCGGCCCCCAAGACCGTCACGCTTGCCGTGCCGGGCATGAACTGCGCCGCCTGTCCCATCACGGTCAAGAAGGCGCTCGGCAAGGTGCCGGGCGTGGCCAAGACGGACGTGAACCTCGACAAACGACAGGCGACCGTGACGTTCGACGACGCGCGGGCGAATGTAGAGGCGCTGACGCGGGCGACCCAGGATGCTGGCTACCCCTCGACGGTGGTCGGGAGCGTGAAGTGACTGCCGTCGTTCTGGAATCGACGTTGACTTGTCCGGAGTGCGGTCACACCAAGACCGAGACCATGCCTACCGATGCCTGCCAGTGGTTCTATGAGTGCGAGGCCTGCCACGCCATACTCAAGCCCAAGCCCGGGGACTGCTGCGTCTATTGCTCCTACGGCACTGTGCCGTGCCCACCAATCCAGGAGCGTGGCAGAGGTAGTTGTTGCGCCAGCTGAGCGCCAGTCTCAAGCTGAAGGAAAGCCCAGCAGCCGACGCTGCTCGCCCCAGTCGCGAGGCAGCAGGTCTTGGCGGCCACGCAGCGTGTGCAGATTCAGATGCCGGGGCTGGCGTCCGTCCAGGATGGCCTCGACGATGTCGGGGGCCAAGAGGGTCAGGCGCAGCACCTCGGCCACCCAGCCGGGCTCCAACTTCAGGGAGCGCGCCAGGTCGGTCGTCGTGGGATAGCGCCCCTCCTCGAGCAGCCGCTTCCAGTAGAAGGCCTTGCCGAGCGTCTTGATCATCGGCGCATCCAGGCCGCCCGCGGTCGCAGCGGCGGACTCGGGCGTCGGCGGGATCAGGAGCTTGCGGTTCTGGCGGCGCTTGATCGTCAGCGGCACCAGCGTGACGCGCTGGCCATCGCTGACGTAGCTGCGGGCATCGGTTCCGACCTCGACGCGGATAGCGCGCTTGCGCGGGTTCGTCGTGGTGCTCATGCCGGTGTTTCCTCGGTCTGTGCGCTGGATTCCTCGACCAGCGGATGCGCGCCGATCTCGGGCCCCAATCCCAGCCAGCCGTCCTCGCGCCAGAGGATGTCGAGTCCGTGCTCATGCAGTTGCACCCGCTCGATCAGCAGCCGCGCGATGCGTTGCTGCTCGGCCGGAAACAACTGCGCCCACACATCGCCGATGCGCCGCATCGCCACCACCACCTGCGCTTCATCGAGGGCAGCACCGGCCGGGTGGCGCTGGCACGCCCGCCAGGTGCCGATCAGCACCTCCGGCGCCGAGAGCGCCGCGTGGATCTGCGTCAGCACCGCGTTCTCGATCTCGGCCGCGGGCAGATGGCCGACGTCCGGGGCGTCCGGCGCCAGGCTCGCGCCCGCGTTACGACGCTTGTGCAGGTAGGGGACGTAGTAGCGGTAGGTGCGCCCGCTCTTTTTCTTGACGAAGGTGTGCAGCATGCGCTGGCCGTCGGGCGCGAACAGCAGCCCCGCGAGCAGCGCCGGGTGTTGGGCCCGGTGTTCACGCGGCGCCTGCTTGCGGCGCGCGATGAAAGCGTGCGCGGCGTCCCACAGGTCTTGCGGCACGATGGCTTCGTGTTGGCCGGGATACCACGTGCCGTGGTTGCGGATCTCGCCCAGGTAGATGCGGTTGCGCAGCAGCGCGAAGATGTATTGCTGGTCGATGGGTCGGCCCGTGCGCCGGCGCCCGCCTTGGGTCACCCAGGCCTTGGTGGTGTGCCCCTCGACTGCCATCTCTCGCACCAGCCGCGCCGCAGACCCGTGCTCCGCATAGCGGCGGAAGATGTCACGCACGAGAGCGGCCTCGCGTTCGTTGACGACGAGCTTGCGATCGACGACGTCGTAGCCGAGCGGCGGCATGCCGCCCATCCACATGCCCTTCGCTTTGGAAGCGGCGATCTTGTCGCGGATGCGCTCGCCGGTGACCTCGCGCTCGAACTGCGCGAAGGACAGCAGGATGTTGAGCGTCAGCCGCCCCATCGAGGTGGTGGTGTTGAACTGCTGCGTGACCGAGACGAAGGAGACGCCATTGCGGTCGAACACCTCCACCAGCTTGGCGAAGTCGGCGAGGCTTCGCGTCAATCGGTCGATCTTGTAGACGACCACGATGTCGATCCTGCCGGCCTCGATGTCGGCCAGCAGGCGCTTGAGCGCAGGGCGGTCGAGATGGCCGCCGGAGTAGCCGCCGTCGTCATAACCCTCCTCGACGGCGATCCAGCCCTCGTGGCGTTGGCTGGCGATGAAGGCCAGCCCCGCATCGCGTTGGGCCTCCAGGCTGTTGTACTCCTGGTCCAGTCCCTCGTCGGTGGACTTGCGGGTGTAGACCGCGCAGCGCCTCGATGGCGTGACGGGACCAGGCGTCGGCATGGTCGACGGGGATGCGGGCCATCGTGATCTCATGCCGGCTCCTTCTGGCCGTGCTTGGTCTTGAGGCCGAAGAACGCGGGGCCCGACCAAGGCGTGCCGGTGATGTGGCGGGCAATCGCCGTCAGGCTCTTGAACCGCTGCCCCTGATACTCGAAGTCATTGGGCCCGCGCACCAGGACGCGGTGCTCGACGTCGTCGAAGATCCGCGTGAGCACCGTGCCCGGCAGCAACCGACTCGCGTCGTGGCGAAGCTGGCGCGGCAGGATGCCCGTCTCACCGATCTCCTCGAGCTTGCGGCGGGTCGCGGGCTTCAACCCGCCGAAGGCGCGCTCCTGGATCCTGTAGGCGAGCCGGCTCTCCAGCCACGTGCGGTGGTGATGCTTGGGCCGCTCCTCGAAGTACTCGTCCCACAGCGCCCAGAGGCTGTCCATCGGCAGGTGGGGCAACTGGGCGACGCGGGCGGCGACGGTGGTCGGGTCTGCAGGGCTTGCGTGTGTCGTCATCGGCGAACTCCTCGTGCGTGATCGGGGTTCGCATTCACGCGCTGTGGACCGCACAAGCCAAGGCCAACCGAGTCGCTGTCGGTGGCGGGATGGCCAGATGGCGGAAAGGGGCGCGCGCGCAGCCGCAGCAGGGCGCAGGCCAGCAGATCGACGACCTCTTGGTGCGCGTGCCGAGGCCGATCAGCCTCGAGGGCCGGGGAGCGGGGTTCGAGTTCGTGCATGGTCGGCGTTTCGATGGAAAACGCCGACCATGCTAGGAATCAAGGGGCTTCGCGTAACGGGTTCTGGCGGGGATGCGCGGGCTTGCCCTGACCGATACTTCAAATGCAACCACGCCATTTGAACGGGAGGCGCGCGCCGCTGCGGACTTTGGACTTCAGAACAACAGCCTTCCGATGTCGCTGGCTGCGTTCAGCCCACCTCGCCAATCACTACCGCTCTTGGGCAGCGTGAAGGTGTACCGGTCGTCCCCCTGAAAAACGAGCTTGAAGTGCTTTCCATCTTCTGAGATGGAGAAACCCATGTCCTCCAACTCGCGTCTCAATTTTCCGTCAATGGTGCTCGTCCCTCGGAGCAGTCTCTTCAGTTGCTCTCGACGACCTTCAAGGGGATTCTCCTCCAGTCGGTTGGCTTCGAGGATCGACCTCAGCACATGTTGTCGGCGACTGTCGTGCTGAACCCGGGTGGCGGCATCTTCGATCGCGTCGAGGAGTATGCCGAGGACCTCGTTCGGATAGAGATCTCGCTCCCGCCCAAGCCTGAGCAGGCCACCACTCGCGGTCCCTGCACGAGCCTCATACACCCGGAGTTCGTTCCGTAGGCGTTGAATCTCACTTTCGGCCTCTTCGAGGCGCTGATTCTTGGCTTCGATCTCTTGGTCAAATTTCTCGACATACTCGTCGATCGCCTTGGAACCCGAGGCTTTGAGCGACAGAATGGCCTGTCGTGACGCGGTTTCACGGACGTAAGCCCAAGTGCACCGGGCGATCGGACGTCGATTCAGTAACGCAGCCCGGACTTCATCTTTGATGGCGCCCGCCAGATGACCCGGTGTCGAGTAATCGCCGCCCAGGAAGAAGGCTCGACGCCCGCCACCCTCGGGCCAGCAGATGCCGATCGTGCCGCCATAGACGTTCTCGGAATCGACTTCGAGTTGCAGGCGCACGGAAAACGGCCTGTTGGGCTCGACGACGACATGCGCCATGCCCGACAGGTCTGCTGCGAGACGATTAACGTCAAGAATGTACCCGCCTTGAAACCGTGCGCTGACGTAGACGATGGGAAGTCGGCAGCCGGCGTCGCCGCGAATCAGCTTGGCGGCAAGATCAATGTCGGTATTGGTCAGTATGTGCGCAGTATCGCGAATCGGCAGAGGACCATCCGCTGCTCCGCCAAGGGATTCCAGCACGGTCCTTACCACGACAGGTTTCTTCGCTGACGGCAGCCGAGCCGCGGCATGCTGAGACTCGCACTCGACACGAACACCCACCCAGGCGTCGGACGACGTTCTCGAAAACACGACGGTCGTCAGCCATTCCAGATCATTGTCGTGCCTGCTGTAGCGGATGCCGGCGAGATCGACGTCGGGCGAAGTGGCAAGGAGCGATTGAACTTTCTCTTTTCCGTTCTCGACATGCGCCTCGTCCTTCTGTAGCAGATCCCGAAGCATTTCGGCAGACAATCCAGTATGCGGAGACCCGGATATCCAGGTCACCATCGCCTGAAGGAAGTCCACGGTGGTTCGATCCGCTTCAACTGGAAACTCGGTGGCAAACGAAAGCATGGATGCCTCCAGAACGATCTCTACACAGCCTACTGTCGCCAATTTACGGCATCGAGAGTTTCGCCATCCTGCCAGGATCGATCCCAAGCGCGCGGCTCGGCACTTTCCAACAGCAGCAGGGTCAGGACGCGATCTCTCGAGGTGTAGCTGTGCTTGAACTCGCGCAGCTTCATGTGGGGGGCTTCCTCCGGGCACCAGATCGCGGCGGACATCTCGACGCCATCCCATGCCTGCTCGACGCTCGCGTCGGCGGCGAGCGTGCCGGGCAACGGCTCTTGCGGATCGCCGCTGCGCCGGATGCGTGCCCGGGTTCTCACGGCGCTGCTGCTGCGCCATTCGTACTTCGCGTAACCGTTGTCCCAGTAGACCAGGATCGCGCGCTGCGGGGTGAACTTGATGAAGCGGATGCACAGCGCCTCGAACGACACCTGGAAGCGCTTGGCAATGCCACTGAGGACGTGCAGATCGATGCGTCGGTTCGAGATCCACTCGCGCAGCCGATCGCCGGGCATCAGCAAGTTGCTGGCGAAGTCGTCGGCCTCGCGCTCGATCAGACGCATCGTCTCGTGGCCGGAGTGGACGCTGTCCTTGTCGCAGTTGAAACGCGACTGCTGGTCGCGGTGCAGGACGAAGTGGCCCAGCTCGTGCGCGATGGTGAATCGCTGGCGCTGCGGGCTGACCATGCCGTTGTAGGCGATACCCCAGACCTCAGGGTCACCGGGGTCCCGCGCCAGCATGCCCTCGAAGGCATCGTCGTTGAACTGCACCGGGGGACGAATTTCCCGAACCCCTTTGCCGTAGGGCGTGGTCGGCAGCATCTGCCGCACGACATCGAGATCGACGGCCTCGGGCACGTCCGCGCCATACCAAGCCCGCAACCAGTGGTGGACTTTGTTGGCGGCGATCGCGCCGTTGAGGGCCGGGGGCGTGTTCACCTTTTGCTTTCCGGCAGATCCTTGTCCGGGAAGATGATCTTCAGCGCTTGGCGCACCCGGTCCTTCTCAGCTTCGGTCATGCCAGCATAGGCACGGAAGAAGGCCACATCCTCGGGGCTGGCCTCGGGGACCTGGGGCATGGGCTCGCCCATGATGTCCTCCATCGTCACGCCCAGCACCTTGGCCAGCGCCTGCACGCGCTCGGCCGAGGGGCGTTGACCCTCCTTCATCTCCAGTTCCCAGATGTAGGCCTTGGTGCAGCCGACCGCGTCGGCGACTTGCTGCAAGGTCAATTTCTTCGCCTCGCGAAATCGCCGCAGGCGAGATCCAAACGCGGAAGCCATGGCGATGCCCCGTCTCGAATCGACTGTCAGTGTAGAAAACCAGACCGCAAGTATAGCCACGAGATACCAAAAAGCGCCAGACGTGCCGCGATGATTGACAGGCGGAATGGGGCGGGACACAATCGCGCTGTATCTCGCTACTTTACTCCGGCGAGATGCCCGTTCGGTAACCCCGTCGCCGGCCCGCGTGCCCGATCCATCGGTCCGCAGCCCTCGACACCTCTTGCGGAAAGGACCGAGAAGATGAAGAAGACCTTCGTCGACGTGCTGCTCGAACTGCCGGTGGACGCGACCCTCAGCACGTTCCTGGCCTCGCACGGCCTGCCCGTGGCCGACGATTTCGACTGGGAGGACACGCCGCGCACCTCACAGGCGCTGGTGGAGGCCGTTCGCGCCTGGCCCGACGTCGCCGCCCGCGACCGTCTGATCGGCAACCTCATGGCCAGCATCCAGTTGGCCGACCCGGCCGGCAAGCAGGCGATGTTCCAGGCTGCCGCCGGGGACGGCGCCGCGCTGCTGGGTCTCGTGGCATGCCGGAGCGACACCCACCGCTCCTTCTGGCTGTATGCCAACCACCCGGCGCTGTTCGAGCGGGCCTGCGAGTTCGACTACCTGGAGCGCCACGGATCGCAGGCCCAGCAGCACGACCTCGGCGTGAAGCGCCGGCCGAACACCTCGGATGCCGCGCTGATCGCGCTGCGCCAGGCCATCTCGGCCTTCTATCAGCGCGAACTGCAGTGCGGCGATGGCAGCGTGGCTTACCTGGTGGAACGCAGCCCCGGCGTGTTCCTGCTGACGGTCCACGTCAAGGACCTGGCCATGCTGCGCCTGGAGTTCGAGGGCGCCCATCTCACCCGTCGCGTCGGCAACCCGAACATCCACATGGTGCTCGAGTATGCGGTGGCCACCGGAGTCGTTCGCACCCTCGTGCGCGGTGGCGCCAAGTACCACCAGATGCTCGTGAACGCCTTCGCCGAGCACCTGCTGGGCATCAAGGTGGACGCGCACCGCATCAAGCCGCCGACGCTGGACCTGTCGGTCTTGCGCCTCGGCTTCGACGTGCCGCAGGCCGTGGCGGACGGTTTCGTGGCGCTGCAGGTCAAGTCCATCTCGGTGTTGAGCCCGAGCACGGCACTGAAGCTCGATTGCACGGCGATGGCGTCGAGCGAGCAGCGCTGCGTCACCGAACTGCTGCGCGAGGAGTTCCCCGGTGAGGACCCGCTGGCCCGCGGCTGGTTGATCACGGCGGCACGCATCAACCTGTACTACCCGCCCGAACCCGGAAAGGCTCGTTCCAAGGTCGTCACGGTCGAGGTGACGCGTCGCGGACGGCTGAACCTGCACAAGTTCGATGCCGCGTTGCAGGCGCAGTTGGAGGGCTACCTGGTCTCGCTGGGCATCTTGCAGCCCGGCCAGACGCTGAACGTCCGGGAAGCGCCGCCGGAAGCGGACACGGCCAATCCTGAGCCGGTCTACGAGGATTGACCGGTGGCCACGCACGACGCCTGGGCCTTGGCGTGCCGCTTGTTCGCGGGCGGCACGCCCATCCTTCGAGCCGCGCTCTCTCCCCGCGAGAGCGCCGCCTTGCCGGCCCTCGGGCAGGCGGTGAAGCCCACGACCCTGGACCAGCGATTCGTGCTGTGTCCCTACTGCCACCAGCACCGGGCGCAGGTCTGGGGCGGCGGGCGCCGGGGGTGTAGTTGTCAGTGCCCCGAGTGCGGGCCGGTGGACGTCGCGGCCGACGACGGCGCCGCGCTGGCGCTGGACGAGGACTGGCTGCGCCGAAAGCTGCGGCTGGCGCTTTCGATCGAGAGCCGCGATGGCATCGACGCCCTCGGCGATGGCGTGTGGCGCCTTGGCGATTCCCGGTGCTCGCCAGTCCTGTTGGCGCGCGATCTGATCCGGCTATGGCGCGAGCCGGCCCTGCTGGAGCGGGTGCGGGTCGCAGGCGGGCCGATCCGCGTCATCACGCCGAAGCCGCGCGAGACGCGCGGGGCGCCCTTCGGCCCGGCCGTGGAGTGGTTGGCTCTGGAGGATCGCTTCGCCTTCTACGGAGGCGGCATCTCGTTCATCGCCCCGACGGGAGAGCCGCCAGCACCGCAGGCCAGCGATCCAACGACGCCGGTGAAGGGGCCTTTCTCGGCGGATTTCCGCTGGGTCACGCTGCCCGACTGGCCGCACGGCCCGATCCGGCTGACCGAGGCTCAGGCCGCGGTGTTCGACGCGCTGTGGTCGTTCAAGGGCGAGCCCCGCACCGCCGACCAGATCATGCGGCGCGCCGGGCTCAACAGCGACAAGCCCATCGACGTGTTCAAGGTCAAGACGCGCGACAAGGGTAAGCCGGAAGCCGAAGGGCCACTCGTTGCATACCGGGCCCTCGTCCAGGTCGTGCAGGGGCGCCCGGGGCTGTACTCGATGCCCTGTGCTGCAGCATTGAGCCCCGTGCAGGCTTGA